TTAAACAACAACTTCCTTCCAGTCTTTCCCCCGGTCGTCGTTATACTTCTCCGTCATTTGACTATTTTTATGTCCAAGTAAAACTTGCGTGTTTATTCCTTGCTCTCTGAACAAGCGTTCCGACAATGACCTCTGTTCATGGAATGTTGGAGGATTCTCTCCCTCCCACAGCAGACCACTTTTATCTCGGGCTTCAGCAAATCCTTTTGAGAGTGTGCTTTTAGTTATCTGCCCACCACGGGTACAGTTTCTTCGTGAACGGTGATGATGCAAGATCCACTGACTCAAAACGGAATCTCGGCATTCTGTTATCACATCCTGAAGAGACAGCCCCAACACCTCACATTTCAAAGAAAGCGGTATAGCTATTTTAGCCCCGGTTTTTTGCTGAACTATATGAAGTTTATCATCCCAGATATCAGTAAATTTCAACTTTGATATATCTCCTATCCGCTGGCCTGTAATTAAGGCCAATAGCATTGCCCTGGGAATATGCACTGGTAACGTTAATGCAGCCGAATAAATGGCTTTCCATTCATCAAATGAAAGTCTCTGTCGTGAAACTTTTGCCCGAGGTTGTTTTGTTGCCTTCGCAGGGTTATAACCAGCCGGAACTTCACCAGCATGCTGAGCTTCTTTGAATACATCACTTAGATTCGAACGCACCATCTGCGCCATCCTTCCCTGACCTTTTTCAATGTAAACATCGAGGATCCCAGCAATATCTCTGGCACCTACTTCCGACAATGGTTTTATCCCGCAATGAGAAATTAATGCTCGTAAAGAAGGTTCCCGCAGTTTCGCAGTATCGGGCTTTATTTCGCCAGCCTTAACCCTTTCTAGCTGAATCGCTCTATATTTATCAACCCATGCATTGGTAGTGATACCTTTATTCACTTCACGGCTAATTTCATTTCTTACTCTCAGAAGATTTGCCATTTTCCTCTGATTGAGTTGCATATTCGCATCTATTGCGATTGCTTTTGCCTCCTCTTCGTTGTCCCCCAAACCGTGGAACTTACCTGTGGCTGGATGCTTGTAACGCCAGTAAACCTTATTGGTTCTGGCGTCCAAGTAGCACGACAGCCCGGGAATATTCACGTTATATTTACGTGGACGTGCCATCTTCGAGAATCCTCATTAAACGTGGATCTATATCCTTGTTGATCACAGGCTTCTCAGCTATCCCAATGAAACGCGCTGATGCTTCAACACGCCAGCACCGCCCAGCTTTAAAGGGCAGGGGGTATATCATTCCATTTTTCGCATACTTCATCAGCGTTGGTCTGCTAGGTATTGGCGCGGAAAACTCTTCGAGAGCCCATTCATCAAGCGTTAATGTTCTCGTCATATATCACTCCACACGTTTAATTATAGCCAGCTGCACACCAGTTTACTGACTGACCCGAAATCGGCCGTAATATTTTCCAGCTCGCCACCAGAGCATTTTCATACCCGGCGGCATTGCTGGCGCAAATTCAGCGGGGACAAACCACAAGTTCAGCATTCGTTTCACGTAAATCCGCCTGACGTAATGCGACCTCATGATTTTCTCTCCGCCTTAATTTTGTAGTAGGCCTGTTCGAAGCCTCTCCAGTATTTCCAGTACTGGAACCGCTGCTGTAGCCAGTGCGGCGCCATCAATTGCCACCCTTCAAAAACAGGACCCAGTGAGTTTTGTCGCTTTTGCCGGTACGCTGCCAGATTGTTGGCTTCTGGTCGGTGAGTGCGATTACCTGGGCGACTGGTATCTGTGTTTCGTTCCATTTAAAAACTAATGTGCCGTGTGGCCGCAATACCCTGAACGCTTCGCGGAATCCGGCGGCGATGTCTTCACGCCATGTTGTTTTGTCCAGAGCACCGTACTTCTTCCGCATCCAGCCTTTTTCTCCGGCCCGCTCGAGGTGCGGGGGATCGAAGACTACCTGGGAGAAACTGTTATCGGCGAATGGCAACTGGCGGAAGTCGGCAATTACGTCCGGGCAGATCACCAGTTGGCGCCCGTCACACAGCGTGTGTTCTTCGCGGCGCACGTCACTGAATACGGTGCGGTCATCCTGTTTATCGAGCCAAAACATCCGGGAGCCGCAGCACATATCCAGAATTGGTTTGCTGGTTGCCTCAGTCATGGCGGTTTTCCCTCTGTTCGATTACTTCCAAACCCAGCTTTAAAGCCAGCGCATGTTCTGCTCTGGCGCCCGCACTGAACTGCCAGCCGGTCAGCAGGTAAATTGCTTCGGCGCGCTGCAGCATCGTCAGACCAATAGCCATGTAATCTGGTTCGGACAGGCCATCAGGCAGGATTGCCGGATTCAGTGGCACATGCTTTTCAAATGACAGGCTTATAGCTGCCTGTTTGAAAGCAGGGCGGTTGAAATGTGGCCGGCCTGTCATTGGCCCTGCGATATAAACTTTCATTCAGCCCACCCTCGTAGCCGTGCGCAGTACCTGATAAATCTGGTGTGCGATAGTGCGTTCATTACCCACAGGGCAGGCCTTGAAATATTCATAAGCGGCGGTGATCGCCACCTGGTGCTTTCCCAGAAAGTCTGTTTTAAGGCGTGCAATTTCGGCTTGTTCTTCAGTATTGCGGCGGAACCAGACACTGTAAGGGCCGTCCTCTGTATCGTGAATTGATGCGAGGAACCAGCCATCACCGATCGGCGGTGTTGGGTTCCACGCAGAAACATCAGCTTCGCCTGCTTCATAGGCGGCCTGAATATCGTCAGCTGCTGGATCGGCATCAAGTGACAGGGTATAAACCTCGACACCCTGAGCTTTTGCCCACGCTTCAAATTCGCCTGGCGCTGGGTATTCGTTACCGTTGGCCGGTTCGAAGAAATCAGGGTGAGTCCAATATCCCAAGTTATCGGCATTGCGTTCTGGTGTGACCGGTTGAATAAGTTTCATGGCTGCATTCCTAAATAAGTGATTTCCAGATTTCGGCGTGAGCGAATCCCTTGCCAGCATTGGCAATTAAATTTCAGTAATAACGATTCACTAAATGCCCCAGTGGACCAGGGCATTTAAGGCCGCGCTATCAGACTTTGAATTCGCCGATACCGCGGCGCACACCGCGAGAAATTACTCACACACATAGACAAGGGCGGCCGGTAATGCACAGGGCGTGCTGGTGGGGCCAGCGACCCCTTGTCTATGCCTGCGAAAAAACTGGCGGTGGTCATGATCAGAACATTATCTTCGCTCCCCCCTGATGTTGGATGGTTGAAGAGTCATGCCACCGCCGAAAGGCAACTACACACAGCAATTATCGAGGTTCCACGTCGATCTGAATGGGCGGCGGGAGTCGAACCCGCAATCGGGTAGGGAACCCGACCATCACCTGATGCTGGCCACAACGGAGAGAGCACTATCGGGACTGTAGGATGTTGAAAACTTTGCCAGCTTGCTCACCGTCAGTGCTCTTTACGTTATGCACTCATTCAAGAATCTAAGCGTCTGCTATACTTATCATTGGAATAAGAAAATTCTTAATAATCTGATTAAGATCATCACTTATCCATGAGTTAAAAATGCCCGATATAAAACTTATCTGCGAAAAATGTAATTCTGAGAGATTCAATGTCACTTCTGACGTCGTATTCTCTGAGACTATCTCCTCCATCGTATGTGCAGTGTGTAAGCATCCAGTTAACGTTCATGAAGTTGTAACCTTCCGCGAAATTCCATATCTGACGCTAGTCCCTGACTTACCGATCCACTAATCCCTAAACATCGGCAAGAACACTTTTCAACTGTGGTCATGAGTGACTTCGGTTGATGAGCTCCTCAACCCCAGTGTTCTTGCCGTTGTATGCCTGGTCACTTCTCCACCTCAGGCGGCGGTGTTATCTTGGTAGTTCTCACACAGCCAAGAAGGAAATGAAGGTGGAAAACGCTTCGACTAATTTAGTCACTTTAGCCCGTAGGATTGAAGCTCTTGAGAACGCATTCACGGTAGCGCTTCATTCCGTTTCAACCGCCTTACCCACAGTAAAAAGCGACGTCATTGAAAATCTAAATCGTCATGCTCAAGCTTATAAAGGTAAGGATCCTGCCGTTGCCTCGGCAACCAAGTTGCTTATTAACCGAATTGAAGCTTTCAATCCGAAGATAAGAGATTAATTTTGGTAATCTCGCCGCCTTGCAAAAAGGCGGCCACTTGGTGTGGATGCTTTTGCAATATTTCAGAAACAGTTTCTTCAATTAACTCTTCATTCGAAGATCCCGGACCAATAATTTTCGGTTCTTGCTTATCCATCCTGATACCTCATTAAGCTGCTCCCAATGTTCTTGTCGTTGCACATGTTCCCTGTGGATACATTATGTATCTTATGGGTACATTGTCAAGGCGAAAAAAAACCTGCCAAAGCAGGTTTCGTGACGAATATTTTATTAGGCTCTATAACGCCTTGGTTTTCCTGAGAAAACAACAGTGCCAATTATTGAACAATTACCATCAATTTTGATGTATTGATCTGGCCAACGCTTGTTTAGGGCTTTCAGGTACTTTGCCCCCGCATCTTCTACGAGTCTTTTGAAAGTTGTTTCACCGGAATCAAGTAACAACGCGACCACATCATCACCGTGTACAGGTGCTACCTCTGGATCAACGAAAATCATATCGCCAGGACGATACTCATCGATCATTGAATCGCCAATGACTCGAAGAATGTAGGTCATAGGTCCGCAAGGGACCGGGCAGGGATATGTTTCGGATAAACTCAAATCTACCTCGGAATAACCAATTTCAGTCCAATCCCCAGCCTGCACCCATGAAATCACCGGCACCATTTGGATGGTGAGTTCGGTGTCAGTGACATCCGGAGCTGAAGTTATATTCGTGGCCTGATGTTCCTTGTCCAACCAACCATCTGGTAGATCAAAGCACTTTTCAATGTGACGAGCCAAATCATCCCCGATTTTTTTCGTAGGATTCTTTCCGATCACTCGGCTGACTTGGGTTGGTTCTCTTTCGATTAGGGCAGCAAAGGAAGAATTTCCCCCGGCACTATCTCTGAGCTTCCTGGCGTTATCCCGCCGGATTTCATTGTTTGTCTTCATACACTCATTAAACTTCGTGTACCTACCGGGTACAAGTGTCTTGCGGGTTCATTTAAATAGTGCATAATGTATCCAGGAGGTACATATGATTAAAAACTATTGGGATGCTTTAACAAAACCAGAGCAAAACACCCTGGCTAAAAAAGTCGGTAGCAGTAGTGGTTATCTCAGACTGGTTTTCAATGGCTACAAAAAAGCAGGTTTTTCACTTGCTCAACGTCTTGAAGAAGAAACTGCTGGCGCTGTTACCAAAGGCCAATTGCGGCCTGATATCTACGGGAATACTACTTCCCAAACGGCATAAGCATAACTACCGAAGGAAATGAGAAATGGTAGACCTGAAATCAGTAGTTAAAGCGATGTGTAAAGCGTTTTCAGGTGGTCGGTCTGCAATGGCTGGCGCTCTGGGCATGACTGAAACGCAGTTCAACAACAATTTGTACGAAAAGAACGGCTGCCGGTTCTTCGAAATTGCCGAGCTGGAAGCGATGGAAGACATCAGCGGCACTAATCATCTGGCGGATTACTTCGCCCAGCGGCGCGGTGGCTTTTTCGTTGAAATCCCAAATCGCGATGAGCTGGACCACGTTGACCTGTTTATTAAGGGCGTAAAGGTGGCGGCAAAGAGCGGGAAGGTGGATCAGCAAATCAACACGTCTATTGCAGATGACGGCGTGATTGATCAGAACGAGAAGACCGAGATTATGGCGCTGCATTTCAAGCATTTATCTGCGCGAGATGAGTATGTGAAGTCAGTTGTGGCTTTGCACGAAAGGGTTGACGCCTCAGGAGTGCAGTCCCGAGGCGTCGGCGCATTAAAAACGTGTGTGGAGTAATTAACGCATGAACAGTTTACTCATAAAAGCTGGCGTCCCGCAAATGCGCTGCAAAGCGACTGGCGGCAACAAACAAGCTTTGTCGTACGAAGTGATGGTATCGGGCCACTGGGTACCGTGCAACTACCAGATCGTCCGTTGGTGGGTAGGTTACGTCAGGGTGAGAAGCCGGAAGGTGACTGCATGTCTGAAGAAATCCAAACGCTGGACAGGCACTACAAAGATTGGCGGGGCGTTGTGGTACACGTCGTGGGGTTCGACAGAGCAGGGGATCGCGTCATCTTCAAGCGCGCAGGTTACCCGCATGAGTGCGCCCAGCCTACTGAACAATTCCGGCGAAAATTTAAGAGGGTCTTATGAGCGTTAAGTTATCCGCATACGTCTGGGATGGTTGCGCTGCTGCCGGTTTGAAAATATCGGCGGTGGCCATCATGGCGCGCCTCGCTGACTTCAGTTCTGACGAAGGCCTGTGCTGGCCGTCAATTACCACCATTGCCCGCCAGTTGGGTGCTGGTGAAAGCACTGTGCGCACTACGCTGGGCAAACTTGAGGCTGACGGCTGGATCACCAGCACTCAGCGCCGTAAGGGAAACCGCAACACGTCGAACATGTACCAGCTGAATATTGCGAAGCTTCGTGCTGCCGCTCAACCGTCAGATTCTGACGCATCAAAATCTGACACATCAAATTCTGACCGGTCAAAATCCGACGCATCAAAATCCAACACGAATACCGGTTTTCACCCGTCAGAATCTGGGGGGGATCCGTTAGTAAATTCAAAACAAGATCCATCAGATATAAAACCCCTTTGTCAGCCTGCTGCGCAGACCGACGCCGAGGTTGAAATTACTGATCAGGCTAAACAGGTTCTGAACTACCTGAATCAGACCACCGGCTCACGTTATCAGGTCAGCAAATCCTCATTGGATAACATCCGCGCCAGACTGCGTGAAGGCTTCACCCCTGAAGAACAGCAACTGACCGTTGATTACATGCATGCCAAATGGGGCGGCGATCTGGAAATGGCCGAGTATCTGCGCCCGTCCACGCTGTTCCAGCCTTCCAAGTTCCCGGGTTATCTCGAAGGTGCCAATGCTTGGAATCGTGCTGGCCGCCCAGCCCGCAAAAACGGGAAGTGGGACCGCGGCGAAGTGGCCGTTGATACCTCTGAACGTGATTCAGCTTATCGCCGGTTTATCAGCGGTGTTGCGGCGAGCAAAGCCCCAAGTGATTTGGAAAAACTGGTCTGTACCGAGGCAAGTAAAGCCAGTGTGCGTGGCATGCGCAGTGATTTCGCGATCAGCACCTGGAATCGCATCTGGAAAGAATGTGCTCAGCGCCGGCAGCAGGGGAAATCTGCATGAAAAAAAACCATCAGCAATTAGTCATAGTAGGGCTCATGCGTGATCGCACTCCGCGCACCTGCTCGGATAATGAAGGATCGTTAATCGAATATGCCGGTTTTATTCCGTCAGGGCATTCGATGTCATCTACGATTAATACGATCAGCAAAAAGCCTCAGTTCCACATTGTTACTGGGCCTTGTGCCGGGAAGAAAACATATTCACTGAGCGAAGAGCCAAAACAAGTCGTAGAACCGACGGCCGAAAAATCGGATATAGCCCCAGTGAAAACACTGGCTGAAAACAGTGCTGAGTTTGAACACAAACCTATGGGCAGTACTTCTGGGCAGGGGGATGTTATGAATAACTATTTGGGGCAGTTCAGCGAAGGAAGGTTGGAAGAGTTGCTTTCAATGGCCAAAGCAACTTCATACGGAAATGGTTTATTTGATGTTCAAGAAATCATCCCACTTTTACGCATAGCAATAGCAGCAAAGCAGGCCAAGCCTGATTATTACGTCATTAGTCGGCCGCTCACAGATGGATATAACTCTACGTTTAAACTTGATGTTTATTTGGAAGAAGTTGATGCCATCAAATGCAAAAACGCCCACGGCGGAGTAATTATCCCTGTCTACACCACACCACCAATGAACCACGGCGAGAAAATTAATTTATCGGCGATTCCTGAAGAGCTGGGCCTATACCTTGAAGTGAGACCTAGGTTTTATAAGAAATTCAATGTGGTTTACCGGGACGAAAACAAAGTATGCGGTTATGCCCTACATACGGGGCGCTGGTCATGCTTTCAAACTAAAAACTTCGATCAAAACTTCCGTATCGCCCCTAAATCGGAGGCGCTATGAGTTATCAACTGATTTATGCAGATCCTGCCTGGCAGTATTCCAACAAGATAAGTAACGGCGCGGCGGGTGACCACTACAGCACTATGGCGGTTGAGGAAATGAAGCGTCTTCCGATCTGGTCTATTGCAGATGAAAACGCAGTTCTGGCGATGTGGTACACCGGCAACTTTGCTTCAGAAGCAGTTGAGCTGGCGCATGCATGGGGCTTCAAGGTGAAAACCATGAAGGGATTTACGTGGGTAAAACTCTATGAGCAGGCACGTAGCCGTATAGAGCACGCGCTGGCAGAACAGACCATGATCGATTTCGAAGACTTTATGGATACTTTGAACGTAGAAACGGTGATGAATGGCGGAAACTACACGCGCGGCAACACAGAAGATGTGTTAATCGCCGTTCGCGGTTCCGGTCTCGAGCGCCTCAGCGCCGGTATTAAGCAGGTTATTTACAGCTGCCGCGGTGAGCACAGCGAAAAGCCAGCAGAGGTGCGTTTTCGCCTCGAAGAGCTTTACGGGCAAGTTTCACGCATCGAGCTTTTTAGCCGTGGAGAAGCTTCAGGCTGGCATCACTGGGGGAATGAAAACCCATTCAACGATATCGAGTTGGTACCGGCGAGCTTCACTACTATTCCTCCTATGCGGAACTCTCGCGTAAAAGTGTTGGCAGGTCATTATCAGGCACTGACACCACTATCAGCTTCTAAACACCAGATCTCCGCTGGCATCGTTTACCTGCAGGAGGTGGCTGCGTGAACGAATTTCAGAGAATCTGGCTCTCTGCTTACAACGGCTGGCTGACAGCGGTCTCCCCTTCGGGGGAGCTACATCCCACTGATTACACCGCTGCGCGGGAACATGCCGATGCTGTGCTGAGCAGCCTGGTTAAAGCTGGGGAGAGAGCTGAATGAGAGCGCTCTTAAAGCCATATCCACAGAGGGATTTGGGGATTGTGCTATTGCGGCCGCCAGGTGACATGCTGCAGCATTTCAGCGGCAAACGGCTGCTAATAACCGATGAACCGGCGGATCTGCGCGGGGCGGCGGACGGTTTGGTACCGGTGGAGGCTCAGCCACTATCGCGAGATCCGCGCCTGTCTGGATTTCTGGCTTCAGAGCGGGTTATCAATCTGGTCGGCGGGTGGGGTGCGCTGACGTTGTGGGTTAAGCGTAACCGAGGCTGCCAGTGCACTGATTTTGGTGGCCAATACCATCACCATGAACTGGTGCAGTCTCGCCGTGCGCGTGGTGTTGTGTCTCTGTGTTGGACCCATGACAACGAATATCACGGGAAAGAATCGGTAAAACTCGATGGCGCTGCACTGTCGAATACCACTGAATTTGTGACTGAGGCTATCCGCGAGCGTTCCCGATTGTCCGCTGGACATCAACTGACCCTGCCGGAACTTTGCTGGTGGGCAACGAGTAAGGGGCTGGCAGCGCAACTGCCGGAGGAAATCATATGCGAAGCTCTTGGCATGAAATACCTGCCTCCGGGCACGCAGTTGAAAGAATCGGACATTAATCCCAGAGAACAAGAGCCAAGGGAAGTGATGGCGAGCAACATCAAACCGGTGCTGGCGCTGGCAGTTGATCCGGAAACTCCGGAATCTTTCATGCTTCGCCCGAAGCGCCGCCGGTACGAAAACACGAAATACACCCAATGGGTAAAGCGCCAGCCATGCTGCGGCTGTGGTAACGGGTCAGATGATCCGCACCACATCACCGGCAATGGTTTTGGCGGTATGGCAACAAAAGCGCATGACTTGTTTGTGATCCCGCTGTGCAGACGGTGTCACGACTCACTTCATGCGAATACCCCGGCTTGGGAAGAAGAGCACGGTGCACAGGAATTTCTGGTGCTGAAGACATTAGACCACGCGCTGGCGATGGGTGTTATCGCTACCGGCAAACAAAAATAAGTGTGGAGACAGCATGAACCTTGAAACGATTTTGAAGCATTTTTCCCCGAAAGGCTTATCCATCAGCGACAGCTCCCCCGCGACGGCCAGCGATGCACTGAACATCACCGACATCATGGCAGCACTTGGTATGACACAAAGTGGTGCTGAATTCGGCCTGCGTCTGTTCCTGGCAAAAGCCGGTATCAGCCAGCAGGACAAAACAATAGCAGTCGGCATGCTGACGCAGTACGCCAAACAGCATGCACCGAAGCACATCGGCAAGGTAGCGGGGCGCCGGATGGCTGAATGCCTGCGCATTATGGCGAAGATGGCTTTTGAAGATTACGCTCGCTCGGCGGCGGCTACATCCACCTGCCCGTGCTGCTCCGGTACCGGCCTTACGAAGGTGAAAAGAACCTTCAGAAATCAGTTGGCCATCGACCGTCAGCACCTTATCGATTCTCTTCCTGGTAATCTGGGGCTCCTTTACCGTGATGAGATGAAGTCCAAAAAAGAGGGGATGGAGATCCATGATGTTCTCTGTCGAACCTGTAACGGGAAAGGAGTAATTTCCGCACGCTGTCGCTGTAATGGTACTGGCCGCGTGCGTGACCTGGAGAAATCAAATCTTCTCGGCGTTCCGGTCGATAAGACCTGCGAGCGGTGCGCGGGCAGGGGGTTCAAACGGACTCCATCCTCAACGGCCTATACGGCGATCACAGCGTTGCTGCCAGAGTTGACCCAATCGTCTTGGTCACGTAATTGGAAAGGACTGTACGAGCTGCTGGTGACGAAATGCGAGCAGGAAGAGAACCATGCAAATACAGTTTTCCAGAGAATAACCAGTAGATAGGATGATCGGGGATCTTAACGACATTTTTATAAGTAAGTCTTGCGTTTTGCATAAACTTGGCGTAATTTTACTAAATCATGGGCGTTTCTTTAGATGACCCAAACGAAAAAAAATATTAAAGACCTCGCTTCGGCGGGTTTTTTTATTGTCCTCGATACGACAGGGGTATTCGTGAAGATGCAGTGCATCAGTACCCCTGTCGTAACGTCGGTCTGATTATTTATCGCTTGAGACCCTTCACGGTAAGGCATGCGACTTGCACTAATGAAGTTTCTACGCTTTTCCATCCTTACGTTAGAGGCTTAATCATTAAAACCTCTCTTTTTTGCATTGTTTTTTCTCAATATCCCGTGACAACCACTAGTTAACTGTTAGAATAATCCGTCATGATTCACGGATGTGAATCGTTATAAAAAAATAAAAAACTCATTAATTTCAAAGAGTAAATTTATAAAATGCAGGCTCAGCCCAAGACCAAACACGAAGAGCTGCTCAATACGCTACTATCCTATGTAGACTCAAACACGCTATTGGATGAGTCTCTTGCATCTGATATTCAGCGGGATATCAGGTCACTACCTGATACCTCGAGATCTTACTTAACAGCGTGGTTTATGGTTGCACAGGGGAAACACAATGAGGCAGTTGAGTGGTTCAACGACGCCATGGTAACTTCGGGTGAAAATGGTTCAATTGTCGCCGGGAATTATGTGGGATACCTAAGTTGCTCAGCTCATAATCTCTTTCACAGAGAAGAAGTGTTTCGTTTAGCCGATATCTACTTCACTCAACGAATTAGAAAAATGGCTAGAAACGCTGCGTTTTGCATCGGTAGCGAAAGACTTGTAAAACGGTACACAGTCATGCTCAGAGCATTATTTGATGGCGAGGAGCGTGAAAAAATTGAGCGGGAGGGGGCTGAAATGGTGAATGCTATTGTAGAATTCAAAAAGGCCACAAAGCTTACTGCGTCTGAGATTCAACAGCTGTGCGATGCTGCAGAAAAAATTGCGAATGACAACGGCGTAAACTGTGTTGGTGTCGAGTACTTCCTTACTGGAGGTTATGACAACGCCTTAATTGTCTGCGCTGCGACTAAGGACGCCGATACTCTAACTACTCTGAACCTTGAATTAATCAGTTTACTCGCTGATGATGCTTACATTGACCGCCCATTCACATCGTGGTTTAAAAGCTCAGAGCAAGGAGGATTGGAGTTATGAGCGTAGTCGGCCAGGATTTCATTAACTTTGCTGAAAAGTGCCTCGCCGATGGCGATGAGATTGGTTTTAGAAATACCGTTGGTCGAGCCTATTATGGTGTCTACCATGAAATTTGCAGCAAGCTTGAGCACTGCTATATACTCACATCCCATGAGGGAGTTCGTGACTATCTTATGAAAGCAGCTCAATGCAAGGCGGAGCCTTTCGATAAATCCGAGCTAAAAAAAATTGGCGCATTCCTACATCATCTTCATGTGCAGCGTAAATGGGCTGACTATCAACTAACGCGTGATATGGATAAATCTGATGCAGAGGCCGCCTTGAACGTAGCAAAAGAAGCTATGGTTAAAATCAAGGCCACGCACGAGGCAGTATATCCACCGCCAGCCGCATAATACAAATCTTACTGGAACCTGCTACGGCGGTTTTTTTAAATCACTGATCATCCAAACAGCTATTGCTTGCTTTTTCCCAAATCTGGGGTTAAAGTCTTCTAAGACTACAAATCCGTAAATCTGTTACGGTGAGTGAAAAGCATAATAAGAGCCCTGCAGAAATGCGGGGCTTTTTGCTTTAAAATCCATGCGTAAATCACAAAGGAGATGCGCATGGCAAAGTTAACTACTCGTGAAATACCTGTGCCAGAAGGTACGCCTAGTACTGAGAAAGCTTTCAGAGATCTGATAGAAGAAAACGGACATATATTTGAAGGGTTTGTTATGTCGAATTTTCGTGGCGATCTCCGCTACGAATACCAAGCTGATAGTGTAACAGTAAACGAAATTAACACTGACGGTAGAACTAGCGGCTCAATCACCTTCATAGCAGATGTGCAATATTTTGAAGGGTGCAAAGATAAGGATTATTTAGATCAGCAAGAATATTCAGTAGATTTTACGTATGACAGGGAAAGCAGAATGTTAAAATTTGAAATGGATGAAACAATCTGGAACCCAGATAACTAGATAAAACTCGTCAAGAGTATTGAATACAAACAATTTTAAAGGCTGCCTTCGGGTTAATGCTGGTCACTTAAGGAAATGAGGCCCGTGAATTTGGGCCTTCGATGAAGAAAAATAGCGCTATAAGCCTGATTCCTTCATTATCCTTTGAAGCACAAAAATGAATTTGTATTCATAAAAATGCTTAAGTGACTGGCATTAGCCTTCGGGTGGCATTTTTTATTGCCCTCAATTCGGTTGTGAGGACACCAACAGCGATAAGGGGTTTATCAATGTCTGAGCCGGTTTCAGCCAGCAGGACAAAACGATAGCAGTCGGCATGCTGACGCAGTACGCCAAACAGCACGCACCGAAGCATATCGGCAAAGTCGCAGGGAGGCGCATGGCTGAATGCCTACGCATTATGGCAAAAATGGCGTTTGAAGATTATGCGCGGTCGGCGGCGGCCACTTCTGATATTTTGTCCGAACTTGGCGTAATTTATCTAAATCATAGGCGTTTCAGTAGATGAGCACCTAGAAAAGCTTTGAGAGCCCTGCAAAAATGCGGGGCTTTTTCGTTTCTGTACATCAGGTAAGAGCATCGGCTTGGTAAGCTGGGACATTTCCGGCCAGTCAAAGGGGTTAATGCCCTTACCGAAAAACTTTACCCTTATTCCTGGCTAGTATCAATAATCGCTGAGCCAGAATAAACAGGAGGAGTGCAGCCTTTCAGTTCGCCATACTGCACATTGCATTCAGAGTAACCACTACCTCTCTTGATGACTATTTCACCGTCATAATTTGATGAGCATGAGCCAACCTGTCCGCTATTAATCTCGCATAAAGAAACCTTTCCATCGCTTCTGAGTAGAGGGGCATTTTTCGTTGATGGATATGGCTGGCAATCGGAGAGATTGCCGACGTTTATACTGCACTGCAAGAGTTCCGCAAGTCCTGAAAAGCTGGTGAGCATGCCGGTGAACATTAAGACAACGAAGATTTTATTTTTCATATACATGTCCTTATTGAGTAGTGCCGTCACTATAAAACACTTTCTAGAAACTGCCGATTGGCGGCCTTTTTTATACCCCCAATTCGGTTGGGAGGACACCTAAAGCAATAATTTGGATGATACTACTTCAACATAGTAGTGATGAGTTTCTTAGGCTGTTTAGAATCACCAGTTTGCAATAGCTCGACAAGTTCGCTTTTGGTGACTTCACGGCCGCATGATGCACAACTAACGTCAGCGAAGTTAGCTTCCAGATTAAAGTCATTTGGATAGATGAGAAATTCGCATCGGCAAATGGAGCAGCTAAACTTCTCCAGAACAGTCTCAATATGCATTGAATCATCCTCTTTAAAATGATTTGAATTCAATAGAATAAAGCAAGGTTTTCCTTTAGGAGAACTCTTGATATATCTGCAAATGAAAATGTACGCTTGAATCTTGCTTTAGTAAATCTCGTGGGGAAGTAAAAAATAGCCATCACCATCGTTCGTTTGCTGGATGCCTGCTATCTTATGTAAAACATCACATGAGACCATCGGTATGAAGCTACTAGCTAACGAATTTGAATACAGAGAATGGATAGTAAAAGGCTACCTTCATTTGGATGAGGAGTTTCCTTCGGTTTTCGAACCTGACGAGCTTGAAAGAGAAATTCTGCGTCAGGTACCCAAAGAATTCCCTTGCCTTGCACAAATTGTAGAAGGCGAGGGTGGTTACTCCCTGCAGTCGGTTCAATTCATATATCGATCCCAGATAGAAGAGTGGGCAAAGCTGTTCGGCATTGTTAAATAGTCAAAATGAATATTCTAACGGGCTGCCTATGGGCGGCCTTTTTTACATCCTCAATTCGATTGTGAGGACACCTCACAGAGAGAAGTGGTATCAATTAATGAAAAGCCCCGGCATATGCCAGGGCTTAATTGTTTGTGGAATGGGCGGCGTACATGATGCTGATAACATCGTGCACGCCATTCGCCCGTTAGTTGGTCACGAGCGAACCGAGGCCCATTGCTGATGTGCACACAGCAAATGGAGCCTATCAAAAAGGGCGTCTCTGATCTATGAAAACAACTGTAGATTTAAACAGTATAAATATTATTTGTGCTGACTCACTCCAATACATCAAAACCTTACCTGATGACTGCATTGATCTGATAGCAACGGATCCTCCGTATTTTCGGGTTAAATCGTGTAAGTGGGATAATCAGTGGCCACATGAATCAGCGTACCTTGCCTGGCTGGATGAGGTATTTGCGGAGTTCTGGCGGGTATTGAAACCATCGGGCAGCCTATATGTTTTTTGCGGCTCGCGTTTAGCTGCTGACACTGAGTTACTGATGCGTGAGAGGTTTAAAATTCTGAACCACATCATCTGGGCCAAACCTTCTGGGCCTTGGAACAGACAGCACAAAGAAGACTTGAGGTCGTACTTCCCAGCCACTGAGCGGATCCTCTTCGCTGAGCATTACCGTGGTCCTTACAGAGGGAAGTCCTCCAGTTATACAGCCGATTGTCATGCACAACGGAAGAATACTCTGAAGCCGTTGGTGGAATATTTCAGCAACGCACGGAAAGCTTTGGGAGTGACGGCAAAAGACATTCACCAAGCCACTGGTAAACAAATGGCTTCGCATTGGTTTAGCGAAAGTCAGTGGCAATTGCCGAGTGAAAAGGACTACTTAGCGCTTCAGGCCTTGTTTGAGAGGATTGCTCGAGATAAACATGCCCGACAAGAGCTGGAACTTCCTCACCATCAGTTGGTTAAAGAATATCATTCGTTGTCTCGGCAATATGCGGAGCTTGCGGATGAATTGAAGCGGCTTAGGCGCCCGTTCGCGGTTACGAGTCTCGTACCATTTACAGATGTTTGGACCTATAAGTCGGTTCAATATTACCCCGGCAAGCATCCGTGCGAAAAGCCAGCCGAGATGATGAGAGATATCATCAACGCCAGCAGTAGACCGGGCGATGTAGTTGCTGATTTTTTCATGGGATCAGGTTCCACGATAAAAGAAGCAATTAAGCTGGGCCGTTTCGCGCTTGGCGTGGAACTTGAAGAGGAACGGTATAAACAGACTTTCGGAGAAATATTCCCTGAACAGTCGAATACCTCATAACTCGTTACGACCCCGGCATAGGCTGGGGGTTGGTTTGTACCCATTTCAGCTTGGGGGGCGCTTACAACGCGGTCCGTAAATTTCTGGGTCTGGATCACAATGTGGTGTTTTACTGGCTGAAGAATAATCAAATGAGCAAAAATTGTTAAATGTCATCGGGATTAATCTGAGATTATGACCTCGCCCCTTCAAGAGCTAAGCCATTATGAGTGCCGGAGATAAGCGCCGGGTGGGGCAGGCATTACATCTTTAATTACAGAAGTTACTTGAACCCGCCAATGTGCGGGTTTTTGCGTTTTTGAGGCTGCCAATTTGGTGGCCTTTTCTCGTTTTGGCGGCCAGTCAATCAGCTAACCACTCATCCTTTCGCAAACGGACTGAGCCGCTAAACCCCTCACTACTACGCACCCAACCGGACAACCGGAGGGGGAGACTATGAGAATGGACAAATTGACTACAGGCATTGCGTACGGAGCCTCTGCCGGTAGCGTCCTGAACGGCCTGTTGAATGCATTTAGTCCGGATCAGTGGAACGCTATAGGTGTGCTGGCAGGTATATCTGTTGCGCTCCTCACATACCTGACAAACCTTTATTTCAAAATTAAAGAAGACCGGCGCAAAGCACTCAGAGGTGAATGATGGCAACTCAGCCTGGTATCAAAAGCAAACTCAGCAAAGCGGTAATTGCTCTGATTATTTCTGGTGCCGGTGCTTCAGCTATCCTCGGCCAGTTTCTTGATGAAAAGGAAGGTAACCGCCTGACTGCTTATCAAGATGGTATGGGCCTGTGGACTATTTGCCGCGGCGCAACACGTGTTGATGGCCGTCTTGTTTACAAGGGAATGAAGCTGACAGCAGCGAAATGCGCCCAGGTAAATAAGCTGGAGTCAGATAAGGCGATTGCCTGGGTAAAGGGAAACGTCACTGTCCCGCTGACGCAGCCACAAATTGCCGGAATCGCATCATTTTGCCCATACAACATCGGTCCGGCGAAATGCTTTACTTCGACGTTCTTCCGCAAGCTTAACGCTGGTGATAAACGCGGTGCCTGCTGGGAGATAAAACGCTGGGTGAGGGACGGCGGCAAGGACTGCAATATAAGAACGAATAATTGCCTCGGTCAGGTGCTACGACGTGATCAGGAAAGCGAACTGACGTGCTGGGGGCTGGATGAATAACAATTTGCCGATTGCACTGGCCTTCCTGGCTGGTATTGCTCTCACCTGGTGGATTGAAGGGCTGCGCTGGGACGCCGACGTTTCCAGACTGAATGAAGCCCACACCGCAGAGTTTAAGAAACAAAGCGATCAGGCAGTGATTGACCTGACCAATCAGAAGAAGCGCACAGAAGCAACACTGGCGGCTTTCGCTGCACTGGACGCTAAGCACACGAAGGAAATGGCAGATGAACTGGCTAAGAATGAGAAGTTGCGTGCTGATATTGCTGCTGGTACTCGCCGGGTGCGAATCGCCGCAGCAAACCTTGCCACCTGCCAACTCGTCGGGAACAGCACTTCCGGCACCAGCAGCTTGGGCGATGCAGTACAAATCGACCTCACGCCAGCAGGTGGATCAGCTGTTCTCAGTCTCAGAGAGTCAACCAGCAGAGACGCCGAAGTAATTCAATACCTTCAGGGTTATGCTGTTGAAGCCATGAAGCGATGTAACAACTGATAATCAACTCACTAAATTACCGGCTAATAAGAAAAGCTGAGGAAGAATTGGCGTAAGCACTGTAACGTGATCTGATAAAGAAGACATCAGCTTCATATAAGAAGTAGTTGCGCTTTCTTTACTCGTTGCAGTTTTAATATCGTTTAGTTGATCTTGTACTTGTTGCCGGAATTTTTTGTCAATTATTAGACTATCAAGTTGCCACTGTGTTTTTTCAATGATTATAAAAGCATCAAGACTGATAATTTTTATATCATTGAATGTGTTATTCACAGAGCTATCGAAACGCATGCCTATATCGTAGCCGGTAGTTGTGATACCACTAAAAAAATTGTCTTCACCATGTCGAATATCAATACCTACACTACGAGTGGACTCGTCTTTTTTATCTTCACTCATTTTCGTTTATTCCTTAAAGATTGGGGTGATGTTTTCAACACCTTAAGTATTGAATTCAGTAATATTAAATTCTGAGGTTTTTATGCAGGTGACTATTGATGGCGTCCCCTATATCCCTGCTTGCAATTCAGACTCGCGCATTGGCATTGCCATAACTACGCACAACCGGCCTGATGTTTTGAAAAGGACGATTGAACAGCACCTTAAATATATTCCTACTGGTGCCAAGTTGGTAGTGATTGATGATGGTTCAATGCCTGTTGCTACCGCCGTAGGTATCGAAATTCTCAGGAATGATAAATCACTGGGGATCGTGGCTTCGAAGAACCGGAGCCTCGAGGCGCTGATTGATGCTGGCTGCGAGCACCTTTTTCTGTGGGACGACGACGCTTATCCGATCAGTGATAACTGGCACATTCCATACATCGAATCACCCGAACCTCACCTGGCTTACCAATTCCTCGATCTGGCTGGCGCGCATAAGTTGAAAGATATGGCCGTGCTGTATCGAGACGAAGAGCATGTTGCTTATACCGGCCAGCGCGGGGTGATGCTCTATTACCACCGAAGCGCAATTGAGAAGGTCGGCGGCTTTGACCCGGTTTATGGCCGTGGCATGTACGAGCATCCCGATCTGGCGCTGCGCATCCATAATGCTGGCCTGTCTACGTGGGCATTTGCTGATGTGACTGGTTCGGAAAAGCTGATTCATTCACTTGATGAGCACATGACGGTCGAGCGTTCTGTTGCACGAACTGACCGTGAGGCGCTGGTAAAGCGCAATGTCGGGATTTACAACGGCAGGCGGGACACTGGATATACCGGCTTTTCCCCTTATCGGCGTGAACGTGATGTGGTCATTACCACTCTACTGACCAGCCAGCCAGATCCTCAGCGTACATCTGCAATGACGCCAGATGAAGCAGTGCTTTCTGCCTGGGCGTCTTCCATCCGTGGTGCTGTCGCCATTGTGTTGGCGGATCAACTCATTGCTGCACCTGCTGGCGCTTCACTGGTTAACGTGCCCGCTGTTCAGATGAGCCCGTACTTTGCTCGCTGGGTTCACATCTACCAACACCTTAGAGCGCATCCTGAATATCGGTTCGTCTGGTGTACGGATGGCACTGACGTTGAGATGTTGCGTGAGCCTTGGGCTGAGATGCTACCCGGCAAGATATACGTTGGCTCTGAGCATAAGACTTACGCCGACGGCTGGATGAAGGCCAATCACCACGGGCGCGCATACGGTGAATTCATTGATCAGCACCGCGATGAACCACTGCTTAATGCCGGTCTCCTTGGCGGTTCGCGTGCTGACGTGATGGAGTTTGCGCACCGGATTATCAGGCTGCATTACCGCATAGAAAGCCAGCGGTTTTGGAAGATGGAGACAGCGCCAGCGACCGCGGTTGATATGGGCGCGTTTGGCATGGCTGCAAAGTCATTCGGTGACCGTGTTATTACGGGGCCAAAGGTTCACACCGTTTTTAAATCTGATGATGGTATGGGTAAGGAGTTCGCCTGGTGGAAGCACAAATAAAGGTTGTGGTTGTCGGCCATCATTCCCGACGCCAACAGGCATGCCATCTTGCGAAACTGGTTGATGCTCATCTGCTGATTGATGAAGGGAACAATGGCGCCAACTGGAATCACCAGCGCGCTATCGAGTGGGCCAGCCAGCAAGACTGCCGTGTAGTGATCTGTGAAGATGATGCGGTTCCCGTTCCAGGATTTATTGGCAAGGTTAAAGAGTGGCTAAATCGGTTCCCTGAAGATCTTTGCAGTTTTTATCTCGGCACCGGACGCCCGCCGCAGTATCAGTTACAGATAGCAGTAAGCCTGATTGATGCAGATAAACTTCAGCGCGACTACATCACGATGCCACGCCTTATGCATGGCGTCTGTTATAGCCCGCCAGTCTCCGGATTGGGTCGCATCATGCAGAACTGGAACACATCAAAGGCTGCTGACTTTGCAGTAAGTGATGCACTCGGCGGCAAAGTTATCTACCCGTGCTATTCGCTGGTTGAGCATGCCGATGTTAGTACAGTCGAGAGACACCCAGATAATGAGCCACGTAAAGAGCGCCGCCGTGCCTGGCGTCTCGCAATGAGCCCGTCGTTCGAACAATCATAAGTGAGAAAATATGAAACACATCCAGTTAGCAAAGCTGTATCGCTCCGGCGAGTTCTTCGGTTATGGCCTGGCTGTTGATGGCGAACTGCTTAATCAGCAGGTCGATACGAATATCCTCACTGAGGCGAACAAGTTGCCGTATATCACTGCCAGCTTCTATCTCAAAGAACAGCAGGCTGAAAACCCAATCATCATTCACCTGGATCAGCATGAGCAAACTGAAGACGTTACAGCCAAGGCTTAAAGCCATTGATACCCGACGTCTTAAACCAGTGTATGGCGAAGACCGGCGAGTCAGTGGGAGTGCAAGGGTTGGATTAAAGCGGCGAGTATATGTGCGAGACGGCGGTCATTGCTGTATGTGTGATCGCGTCGTCGACTTATGCGATAGCGAGCTGGATCATCGTGTGGCCCTTCAGTTTGGTGGCAACAATTCAGAAGCAAATCTCTGGACCCTGTGCATCCCCTGTCATGCTGCAAAATCAGCGCGGGAAGCAAGTGAAGGCCGACCCGACGATGAGGCGCTCAAGTATCCGGTGCCAGGTGCATCTGGTAAAGGTTGCATCGTCGGGGTCTAACCTAATTGGTAATGAATATCAAAAGCATTCTAAATAGTTGCATTTGAAATCATTACCATTAAATGAGAATTATTCTCAATCTGGAGGTGGGGGGGTATAAACCAAAGTAAACCCGGATCGGGCTGGACACCTCGCCCCCTCTCACGCGCAGAAAATTTCCCCCTTTGGAGGGTGTAAACATGTTAACAGCGCAGAAGCGAAAATTCGCCATTGCGCTGGTTTCCGGTATGTCACAAAAAGACGCGGCAATTAAAGCTGGATATTCTGAAAAATCCTCTCGCTCCAAGGGGTCGCAGCTCGCTAATGACCCGGAAGTCATCGCATTTATCAAACGAAAAAAGAAAGAAAAAATTGAAGTCGATGATGAGCCGACATTCGGAAAAAATGTTAACACCCCAGCAGTAACAGACCCTCCTCAGCAGCCTGAAGAAAACAGCGGGAGAATCGGTGTATATGAGGACCCGCTTGATTTTCTAAAAGCAGTAATGAACAGCTCCGATGAGGACATTGACATCCGTAAAGATGCAGCAAAAGCCATGCTGCCTTATATCCACAGCAAAAAAGGTGAGGGTGGCAAAAAAGATGCGAAGCTGACAGCAGCTAAAGCGGTTGCCAGCAAATTTGCGGGAATGGCCCCGCCTCAACTGGTTGTCAACAACGGGAAACAGTAAATGCCTGAATGGTCTACCGCGTGCACTGACTGGGCAACGAAGCTTGTTAATCGTGAGTCAATCATTCCGCCACCGATTTTCCCTGACTCCGGGCAGTATGCTCTGTCAATTTTCAAAGAATTGAGAGTGACAGATGTGCCTGGCAAACCGACGTTTGGGGAGTGCTCGGAACAGTGGGTGTTTGACTTCGTGTTGGCAATTTTTGGAGGGTATGACCAGACAACCGGAAATCAGATGATCCGTGAATACGGGCTACTCATCAGCAAAAAAAACACCAAATCCACAATAGCGGCGGGCATTATGCTCACCGCACTGGTTATTTGCTGGCGCGCCGATGAAGAGCACCTGATTTTAGCCCCAACAAAAGAGGTCGCGGATAACTGCTTCAAGCCGGCAGCCAGTATGGTGAGGGAGGATGAGGAGTTATCAACCATCTTCCATATTCAGGATCACATAAGGACCATTACTCATCGGATTAACCGCAACAGTCTGAAGGTTGTGGCCGCTGACAGCGACACCGTTTCAGGTAAAAAGGCCGGACGTATTCTGGTTGAGGAACTCTGGCTTTTCGGTAAGAACGCAAAAGCCGATGCGATGTTTATTGAGGCATTGGGCGGTCAGGTATCTCGTAATGAGGGCTGGGTAATTTACCTCACCACGCAGAGTGATGAGCCGCCAGCGGGTGTTTTCAAAAAGAAACTCGATTACTGGCGCAATGTCCGCGATGGCATCATCACAGACGGTAAAACACTCGGTATTTTGTATGAATTCCCGCCGGAAATGGTTGAATCTGAGGGGTTCCGAAATCCGGACAATTTTTATATTACCAACCCCAACATGGGACGTTCGGTAAGCAAAGAATGGCTGGATGATGAGTACCTGAAACGCTCACAGGAAGATGAGGGTAGCCTCAGAAAGTTCCTGGCAAAGCATCTAAACGTCGAAATCGGCATGAATCTTCGGAATGATCGATGGGCAGGTGCTGAATATTGGGAACTTCAAGCCGATCCAGCGGTAACTTTCAAGCAGATATTGAGCCGTTGTGAGGTCATCACCGTCGGAATAGACGGCGGTGGCCTTGATGACCTTCTCGGCCTTTCGATAGTTGGAAGAGATAAAAACACTCGAGAATGGCTTACCTGGTCGCACGCCTGGGCACACGAAAAAGCCCTTGAACGACGAAAAAGTGAAGAAAGCAAACTACGGGATTTTGAACGGCAGGGCGATCTGACGATAGTCAAAATAATGGGCGATGATGCGGATGAAGTCGCGATGTACGTTTCTCAGATTTATGAAGCCGGTTTGCTCGACAAGGTTGGCATGGACCCCGCCAGCGTTGGAGTGTTGCTTGACACCCTGATTGAGTCAGGAATACCACAGGATTCTGTGGTTGGCGTCAGTCAGGGATGGCGGCTCGGCGGCGCGTGTAAGGCCGCAGAAAGAAAGCTGGCAGAGGGAGTACTGCGGCATGCGCTACAGCCCCTGATGAACTGGTGCGTTGGTAATGCAAAAGTCGTGATCAGCGGGAATGCCCCTCTGGTGACAAAAGGAGCCAGTGGCATTGGTAAAATCGACCCGTTAATGGCGCTGTTTAATGCCATTTATTTGATGGCGCTGAACCCCGCACCGACAAAAAAAGATTACGGCGTTTTCTTCATATAGAGATTGCGTCTTCCACGACCCGCTTCGGCGGGTTTTTTCGTTTCTGGAGATCAGGAAATGAAGCAACAGCATGCCGTCAGTCTTCTGAAGGTGAAATCGGTCAATGAGGAGACGCGGGAGATCACCGGCATAGCCACCACGCCGACACCTGACCGGTATGGAGACATCGTGATGCCGGAAGGGGCTGAATTTCAGCTACCGATCCCGCTTTTATGGCAACACGACCATCAGTCCCCGATAGGGGAGGTAACGAGTGCCAAGGTTACCCCCGATGGAATAGAAATAAAGGCAAAGCTGGTAAAGGCTGATGCCCCGAGCCAGTTGGCAGCCAGACTTGAAGAAGCCTGGCAGAGCATTCGTCTCGGACTCGTTAAAGGGCTGTCGATCGGCTTTCGCCCGATTGAATACGCATATATCGACGAAGGCGGCATCCGGTTTACGAAATGGGAGTGGTATGAACTCTCGGTCGTGACGGTTCCGGCCAACGCTGAGGGAACGATTCAGGCAGTCAAATCTATCGATGAGAAACTGCGTGCCGCGTCAGGCATCGGGCAGAACGAATCGAAAAATAACAAACACGCTGGCGCTACAGCACCAAAAACCACTTCGATTAAAGGAACAACAATGAACATTTCTGAGCAAATCAAATCGTTCGAAACCAAGCGCGCAACGCTGGAAGCGGCCCGTGAATCAGTGATGGCAAAATCTTTTGAAGAAGGCCGCACGCTTGATCTTGAAGAAGAAGAGAAATACGACGAAGTTTCTGCGGAAATCAAAAGCGTCGATTCTCACCTTGCGCGTCTGCGCGATATGGAAGCCACCAAAGCTGATACCGCTAAACCAGTTCAAAAAGCCGCTGGCGGTCATGTGGTCACTACAGCCGGTAACCGCGCACCTGGCATTATCCGCGTGGAACAAAAGCTGGAAAAAGGTATCGGTTTTGCCCGATTCGCCAAATGTCTTGCTGCGGCAAAAGGCAGCCGCAGTGATGCGCTTGAAATTGCAAAGGCAAAATATGGCGATGACGCCAAGCTTCACCATGTACTGAAGTCCGCCGTGGGTGCTGGCTCAACAACCGATCCCGCCTGGGCAGGAAGTCTTGTTGAATATCAGGAATACGCACAGGATTTCATCGAATTCCTTCGTCCTCAGACGCTTATTGGTCGTTTTGGTCTGGGGGGTATTCCTGCTCTGCGCAGCGTGCCATTTAATGTTCGCATTCATGCGCAAACTTCCGGCGGTTCAGCTAACTGGGTCGGCCAGGGTAAAGCGAAGCCGCTGACTAAGTTCGATTTTGAATCAGTCACTTTCGGCTTTGCTAAAGTGGCGGCCATTGCCGTTCTTACCGATGAGTTGATCCGCTTCTCAAACCCTGCGGCGGATGCACTGGTGCGTAACGCGCTGGCAGAGGCGGTGATCGCCCGGTTGGATACTGACTTTGTCAACCCAGCCAAAGCTGCTCAGGTGGATGTTTCACCGGCCTCCATCACGAATGGTATTGCCGGTATTGCATCAACCGGAAATCCGGATGATGACGCAGCCGCGGCTTTCGGAACGTTTGTCGCTGCGAATCTGCAACCAACCGGCGCTGTCTGGCTGATGTCCAGCACCAACGCACTTGCGCTCTCAATGCGCAAAAACGCGCTGGGCCAGAAGGAATATCCGGAAATGACACTGTTGGGCGGTACATTCCAGGGGCTTCCTGTCATTGTCTCGCAGTATGTCGGAAGTCTGCTGGTGCTGGTAAATGCTCCGGATATCTATCTCGCAGATGATGGCGGGGTGACTGTTGATATGTCCAGTGAAGCATCACTGGAAATGGAAAGTGACCCGACCGGTGACAGCCTGACGCCTACTCCGGTTGAAATGGTGTCAATGTTCCAGACAAACAGCGTCGCCATCCGTGCTGAGCGCTGGATCAACTGGAAACGTCGTCGTACTGCTGCGGTTTCCGTGATTACCGGGGTTAATTACGGCGCCAACGCAGGCAGCTAAACGCTGGAAGATCAGGAGATGCGGGGGGAGACCCCCGCATGCTTTGTATGAAACAAGTTCGCTATCTGAAAGATACACACGATGCACATGCCGGTGAAAAGCGGTTTATTCGTGACGATTATGCCGAAGTACTTCGTTTAATGGGTCATGTAGAAATCACTGACACTGTCGAGAAAAAGACAAAAACGCGAAAAAAAGAATAAAACCCAGGAGAGGCAGCGATGTTAAGTTTTTTCCGCAAAAAGCCCAAAGAAGAAAAGGCGCTGCAGGCTGCAGGTGGGGGATCATGGCGAAGAATCCTTGAATCATTCACGGGAGCCTGGCAGCGAAACGTAGAGGTAGATAGCGCAACTGTTCTGGCTTATCACGCCGTGTTCTCCTGTATTTCATTGATATCCGCTGACATCGCAAAAATGCCGGTGCTTTTGAAGAAAAAGTTAAACAATGGCATCTGGACAGCGCATGACGATCTCAAAATTTCGCCTCTGCTGAGAAAACCCAATAATTTTCAGACAAGAATGCAGTTTTTTGAGTCCTGGATGAACTCGAAATTGTCAGATGGAAATACCTATGTGCTGAAAATAAGGGAGGCATCAGGGGCAGTGAAGCAGCTGCGTGTACTTGACCCAAACAAAGTGACGCCGTACATCACGGATGATGGAGAAATTTTCTATCAGGTTCGGCCAGATAATATTAATGGTCTGGAAACTCAGATCATGGTTCCGACCCGAGAGATTATTCACGACCGGTTTAACTGTTTTTTTCACCCTCTTTGCGGATTATCTCCCATTTATGCCTGTGGACTGACGGCTATGCAGGGGGATGCAATCCTCACGAATTCAGCCCATCATTTTAAGAATGGCGGTAAGCCGGGCGGAGTGATCACCGTTCCCGGTGCAGTGGATGCAGATAAGGCGAGGGAAATTAAAGCCGCGTGGGACGAGGGCTATTCGGGGGCAAATGCTGGTAAAACAGGGCTGTTAGCGGATGGTGCCAACTTTATGAGCATCGCCATGACTGCGGTTGACGCTCAGATGGTTGAGCAACTTAACCTGACGGCCAAAATCATCTGCTCAACATTTCACGTCCCGCTTTACAAGGTTGATACGGCGACAACCCCGTCTTATAACAATATTGAGGCGTTAGATCAGGGTTACTACTCTCAATGTCTTCAAACGCATATCGAAGCGATAGAACTGCTGCTGGATGAGGCGCTCGAGCTTGATCCTCAGACTGGCATTGAGTTTGATCTTGACGTCCTCATACGAATGGATACTGAGGGACGGTATAAAACCTACAGCGAAGGCATAGGCGCTGGTTTTCTTACGCCGAATCAGGCGCGAAACAAAGAGAATATGCTTCCGGTTGAAGGCGGGGATACGCCTTATATGCAACAGCAAAATTACAGCCTGTCCGCGCTCGCTAAGCGTGACGCGCAGGCTGATCCATTTGGTTCGACCAACAAATCACCAACCACTCTCACACCGATACCAACACCGCCCGTTGACGACGAAAACAGCAAGGCTCTGTCCGAGCCAGAGCAGTTCATGGTCAGGGTAATGATGAAAGGATTACTTACCCATGAATGAACGTGACATGTCACTGCTGAAAGCTGTTGGTGAGGCGGTAAGAGATCAATTGTTGGTGGTGCAGCAAAAATATGAAAGCGCTCTGTCTGCACAATCGCGGGAAATTGAAAAGCTGGCCGCGTTGGTTAATCAGCTTCCAAAGACCCCACCTGATGAGGCGTCCATAGTCAGGGCAGTTTTAGCGCAGATTGAAATCCCCGTCGCGCCAGTGTTACCCGATATCAATCAGCTAGTGAAAAATGCGGTCTCAGATATCCCGGTGCCTGAAGCCCCAGAAGCACCGGAACTTCCAGATATTGAGGGCATGATAAATAAGGCCGTCGATAGAATTCAATTTCCGCAACCGGCTTTACCCGATGTTGAGCAGTTAGTGAAAGATGCAGTCTCTGCTATTCAGTTGCCTGAGGCCCCGAAAGCACCTGAGCTTCCTGACATTGAAGGCATGATAGAGAAGGCTGTTAATGGAATTCAAATCCCGCCCCCGAAACTGCCTGACATTCATCAGATGGTAAAAGAAGCTGTGTCTGCTCTTCCTTCCCCAAAAGACGGTGATCCGGGAGAAGACGGCAAAGATGCGTTGCAGTTAGAAATAATGCCCTGCATCGATGAAGAAAAATCATACCCACGTGGCAGCTATGCCATACATCACGGTGGAGTATGGCGCTCGTTCCAGAAAACAACCGGTTTAAATGGCTGGGAATGTCTGGTTGATGGCATTTCCTCCGTTGATATCAGCCAAGCCAATGAGCGTGAATTTACCATCACTGCTCAGCTGGCCAGCGGCACCAAGACCGAGAAATCTTTCAACATCCCGGTAATGATTTACCGCGACATATTCAAGGAGGGTGAGAAATATTTACCCGGCGACAGCGTCACATGGGCAGGGTCAGTTTGGTATTGCCATGTTGAAACTGGCGACAAACCAGGGGAGCCGTCCTCAAAGGGATGGAAACTTGCCGTCAAGCGCGGTCGTGATGCGAGGACTAAAGCATGATCCAATTAGTGACGCTTGAGCAGGCTAAAGAACATCTTCGTATCGATGAGGATTATGGTGATGACGACCTGTCTTTGAAAATTCAGGGTGGAAGCGCTGCACTCCTGAGTTATATACAGGGAAGTCGTGGAAAAGTCGTGAGTGAGGATGGAAATCTGATTGAAGGCGAGACACTCTCTCGCTTGCAAACGGCCATATTAGTGTTGCTTGGTTATCTAGATCGCAATCGAGGCGGCGAAGAGGAAGAAAAACTGAAAAAAGGCGAACTACCATACGCGGTCACAATGCTGATCTACGATCTCCGTCGTCCCACAATTGTTTAGGATATGAAATATGGCTTGTGCAGGTTGTGAACGCCGAAAGGCTTGGCTAAAAAAATGGGTGAAAATTGCATATGAACGAGCAACAGGAAAACCACCAGCAGCTGATTCAGGAAATGCGCGCGCTGACAGCGGCGATAAACCGGCAGGCCGAGACTAACCAATCCTTGTGTGATCTGCTGGTAAAAATTATCAGCGAAGAGGGCGAAGGTCTGGAAGTCTCACACCACAGCACTGAACCAGTCACGTATCTCAGCGGTAAGGCCCGGGGGTAAACATGCACGCTGGAAAATTGCGGCATCGCGTTGAAATCCAGGCACCTGTAAACATTCAGGATCCTGTTACCGGTGGTATTACGCCTGGTTGGCAGCATCTTAAAGACGTGTGGGCGGAGGTTTACCCCTTGTCAGCCAGAGAATTCGTGGCGGCTCAGGCTGGGCAGTCGGAAATATCTGCCCGGATCACCATCCGCTACCGACCGGATTTAACGGCAAAGCATCGCATTATTTTCCGAGGCAAGGTCTATAACATTGAGGGCGTTCTTCCTGATCCTGTTAGCGGTCTGGAATATTTCACGCTGCCATGCTCACAAGGGGTTAACGATGGCTGACGGTGTCGATTTTACGCTGACCGGTCTGGAATCGCTTCTGGGTAAAATCGATGCGATAAGCACTGATCTGAAAAAGAAGGGTGGGCGCGCGGCACTTCGCAAAGCTGCGAATGTCATCGCTGATAGAGCAAAGGCCAACGCCAGGCGGGTTGATGATATAACCACCGGCCGGAGCATTGCAGACAACATCGCTGTTAGATGGGACCCGAAATACTTCAAAACGACTGGCAATTTAAAATTCAAGATCGGCGTTTTGCATGGCGCAGTTTTTAAAAACCATCCGGATAAGGCCAAGAACGCGCCGACACCTCACTGGCGACTATTGGAATTTGGCACTGAAAATATGCGCGCTCAGCCAATCATGCGCCCGGCAGCAGAAAACAGCGTTGCAGATGTGATTAATACCTTCACCAGCCAATATGAAAAGGCAATTGACCGGGGCATAGCTCGCGCGCAGAAAAAAGGACTGCCACCATGATTGCACCAATATTTCCGGTGTGCGCCGCCAGCGCCGCGGTGACTGCACTCATCGGAACATCACCCGTGAGGCTTTATCCATTCGGTGAACATGATGACACTATCGTTTATCCGTATGCCGTTTGGCAGAACATCGATGGCGAACCACCGATGTATCTTGATACGGTGCCCGATTTTGATTCCTATAAATTGCAGGTAGATGTTTACGGAAACACTGCTGCCGAAGCGTCAGCAGTGGCCGAGGCGCTCCGCAATGCGATTCAACCCAAGGCTTATATTACGCGGTGGGGGCCACAAGGCCGGGACACCGAAACAAAACGATACCGCTATTCATTCGATGTTGACTGGATCGTTAAGCGATAACCAAACGACTCTTTAACCCGCCGGCTTATGCCGGTTTTTTTATGTCCGGAGAAAGCCCATGTCTGTAGTGACACAAGGTACACAGTTTTTTGTACTCGCCAATGGTGTCGTGAGCGAAGTTGAATGTATTACTGCGTTTACGCCCGGCGGCAACCCGGCGGATCAGATTGAAGACACCTGCTTAAGTGAGCGTAATACGCGGACCTATAAAAAAGGTTTGCGCACGCCAGCTCAGGCAACCGTGACGCTCAATGCTGATCCGGAAAACAGCAGCCACCTGATGCTGCATAACCTCTCTGAATCTGACGAACAGACAGACCTCACCTTCGCAGTGGGTTGGTCAGATGGCACTTCATTGCCGACGGTATCCACCCCATCGGATCCTGACGCGGTGGATGGCTTAATTCTTCCTGAAGACCGCACCTGGTTTGTTTTTCAGGGATATGTCGCGGACTTCCCATTCGATTTTCAGGCTAACACCGTTGTAACCACCTCGGCCACGATCCAGCGCTCTGGCGCGTCAGTCTGGGTTCCGAAGGTTTCTGGTTCATAAGTAAAAAAAAACACCGCGGCGCGCGGCAGGCTGCCGCCGCTCATTTCTTTATTCAACGCTGAGATGCAGAACATGAAATTGACCCTTGAGTCGTTAAAAGGCGCTGGCGCATTTACTGGCCGCCCAATTGAGAAGGAAATAACCTGGAAACAGGGCGATCAAGAACTGACTGCGACCGTATATGTCCGCCCGCTGGGTTATTACACCGCAACGTCTGACATTCTGGCTTCCGTCGGGAAACAGGAGGGGGTAGCAGGCCGCATCGCAGCCTCGATCTGCGATGAAGATGGCAAGCCCGTATTCACACCGGCAGATATTACCGGTGAAGCAGATCCTGAACGCGGTGCGCTGGACGGTGCGCTGACAATTGCGCTTCTGGTTGCCATCTCAGAGGTGAACAACCTGGGAAAGACGACGAGCTCAGCGCAGAAAACGAGCTCTGGTGCGAATTAGTCATTAATGGGATCGGTGGTTGCACCATTGCCGAGGCACAGGAAAGGCTGAGCCTCAATGAGTTTCAGGTCTGGGTGAAGTACCGGAATAAGTTCGGGAACCTCAACCCGATGATGCGGACGGAGTGGGCTGCCGCACTGGTCGCCAGCACGCTGGCGAACATCAATCGCAAGAAAGACAGCCCGGCGTTTTCCGTCACAGACTTTGCGCCGCACATCAACGAGGCGCCGGTCAGCCTGGATGATGCAATGAAAAACTGGAGCTAAAATGGCAAGTAAATCCCTCGGCACGCTAACGATAGACCTGATCGCAAAAGTCGGAGGGTTCGTTGCGGGTATGGATCAAGCAGGCCGCGCATCCGATAAGTGGCGAAAAACTGTTGAAGGGAATGTGAAGGCCACAGGGGCAGCAATTTCCTCAATTGCTGCATTGTCGGCTGGCGCTGCTCTGGCGGTAGGTACGGCTGGAATTGCTTTTCTTAAAACAACCTCAGAACAGATCACCGAAACTGACCGCTGGGCTAAGTCTTTAAAAATATCCACGCAGGAGTTGCTGGCGTGGCAATTCGCTGCCGAAAAAGCCGGGATATCTGGCGATAACATGGCGGATATATTTAAGGATATTGGCGATAAAATCGGGGACGCTGTTTTAAACAAATCCGGTGAAGCGGTCGATGCCCTGAATGCTTTAGGTCTGTCCGCCGATAAACTGTCGAAAGTTTCTCCGGATAAACAACTACTGGCGATCGGTAGCGCGCTGGGCAAAATCGGCACAAATGCCGGGAAGATTACGATCCTTGAAAGCCTCGGCAATGACCTGTCAAAACTGCTTCCGCTGTTCGATAACAATAACGAGAAGCTGACACAGTTCATTCAGTTGGCGAAAGATTACGGCGTAGCGCCTGATCCAGAGTCAATTGATGATTTAGTCAAGGTGAACGGACTATTTCAGGATATGGAGGCTCAGGCTAAAGGCCTGAAGTTGGAGATTGCCAGCGGCCTGGCGAAAGTAGATATTTCAGGTCTGCAGGATTCATTCGGCAAACTTCATGACGTATTAACGGATCCTAAAGTCTTACAGGGACTCACATCTTTAGTTAGTGGTGTAGTGGATTTGGCAAGCGGATTAGCCAGGGTGGCCGCATCGACCGGGGACCTCATAGATAACTTCAAGGGTCATTATGATATTGGAGATTCTCAGAATGAATCGGTCATAAAAAACCGCATCAAATGGTTGCAGGAGGCTCGAAAGACATCAGACAGCATGAGCACTATAGTTGAGCGAACTATCGGTACCATGCCACAGTCGGCAGATATTGATAAGGAAATCGCCGCACTGAATCAACGCCTTGCATCGTTAAAAAAAGCGGGCGCAGGCCTACCAACAAATCACGCTTCTGTAGGCCCATTACCAGCAAATCCATTTGTCTTGAACCCTGGTCAAACTAACGGAAAAGTAACCCCGGATGCTGGCGCTAAAAAACTGGATAACGCCTTCAAGTCAACCGAGCAAAATTATCTCCGCCAAATAGCTCTGATAGATACCACCGGTAAAAAAACAGTAGAGGTGACAGAAGCACAGAAGCTTCAGTTTGATCTCGCCAGCGGGAAACTGGTTGGAATAAACGCTGAACAACAGAAGCGCCTTGAAAGTCTGGCCGCTGAAGTTGACCAGTTGGAGAAGCTGAAAAAAGCCAATCAGGAGAATGCCAAAGCGACGGCCTTTGCCGCGGGCCTTTCAGCTGAAAACAGAAATGCGAAAGCAGCAAACGACATCGATATTCAGGGTGCCGGGCTTGGGGATCAGGAGAGAGACAGGCTTAAAGAATTATTAAACCTGCAGCGTGATTATCTGGATAAGCAGGCTGATCTGCAGAAGCAATATCAGGGTGGTGATATTTCCAAAGACCTTTACGATAAAGAAACATCAGCTCTTGAAAGCGCGCTGCAGGAGCGGCTGGAACTTCAGAAAAAGCATTATGAAGCTCTCGATGAGCTGCGTGGTGATTGGGTAGCCGGTATCAGTGACGCTTGGCAGAACTTCGCGGATGAAGCCACAAACTACAGTCAAATCGCGTCAGACAATGTTACTTCTCTGCTGGGTAGTGCAACCAGCTCACTTTCTGATGGGCTCGAAAGCATTGTCAACGGTACTGAATCAGTGGGTGATGCTTTATCCACAATGATTTCAGGTTTCGGCCAGACCGTGATCCAAACCCTGGCAGACATGGCCGCACAATGGTTGGTATATCAGGCCGTTCAATTGCTTGTAGGAAAAACAACCCAAGCATCGGCTATCCCTGCAATGGTAGCGAACGCTCAGGCAACGGCATTTCAGGCACAATTGGCCGCATATGCTTCAACAGCAGCAATCCCTATTGTCGGTCCAGCACTCGCACCGGCGGCTGCGGCTGCGGCTGCCACTTATTCTCAGACTCTGGTTGCCGGGGTTTCCGCGTCAGCTCTTTCTGGTATGGCTCATGACGGTATTGATGCAGTTCCTGAAACAGGAACCTGGTTACTTCAGAAAGGGGAGCGCGTGACTACCGCTTCAACCTCAGAAAAACTAGATCAAACCCTTGACCGGGTTGGCAGGCAGTCTACTGGGGGTGGTTCATACAACCCATCCTTTGAAATGACGATTAATGGTGATCCAGATGCTAGGACTATGGCCATGATGGAACAGGCCGTAAAGCGAGGTGCACAGCAGGGCTACGACATGGTTACCTCGGATATAGCCGCAGGCACCGGGCGTATAAGTAAAGGCCTTGGCACTGGATGGCAAACTAAGCGGAGAGCACGCTAATGGGTATCACTTCAGATATTAATTATCCTGATGATTATTTACCGATGCCTATTCAGGAGGGATATGCACTCAAACCGGTGAGCCCGCTCCTTAGAACAGATCTGACCTCTGGTCGCGCCCGTCAGCGCCGGCTTTACACATCCACGCCATCTCAGGCCCAGGTGAGTTGGTTATTTCTCGAATCAGAGGCCCAACTTTTTGAGGTATGGTTTAGAGATGCTATCTCTGATGGTGCCGCATGGTTCAACGCAAATCTTAGAAGTCCACTGGGTGTGGAAAGTTATGTTTGCCGGTTTGTGGATATTTACGACGGGCCAATCATTACTGGTGGAAAATACTGGGAATTCACTGCGACGCTGGAACTGTGGGAGAGGCCAATCCTTCCGCCTGAATGGGTGGATTTCCCTGACTTCATTATCAACAGCGATATTATCGACTTGGCGATGAACCGGGAGTGGCCTGAATCATGACGGTACTTAACCGGCTGTATGCATCATCTGGTAATGAGGTCATCATTGAAACGCTGGAGATCAATATCGGTGATGAGATCCATTATCTTTGCACAGGTTATGAGGATATTACTGCGGTCACAGAAAGCGGTGATACGGTAACCTTTTCTGCCAGCGCCATCGATATCGCTCTACCGGCCAGAAACAGTGACGGCACACAGGATTTACAATTCGCTATCAGCAATATAGATGGCAAGGTATCCACCGCTATACGGAATGCTTTGGATAATCTGCGTAGTGCCACACTGAAATACCGAAACTATATTTCTACCGACCTTAGCGCACCTGCATCTAAACCATACACACTGGCTGTCAAATCAGGCTCGTGGACTGCTTTGCAAGTGCAGATCAAGGCCGGATATATGAACATTCTTGATACAGCATGGCCGCGCAATCGATACACACTTCCTTACTACCCCGGACTGCGATACATCAGCTAAGGAAAAATCCTTGTTCAATCCAGATAAATACCGTTCAGTCACCTGGCTGAAGGGGGGCCGCGCATACCCTCAGCTTGACTGTTTCGGCATTGTAAATGAAATCCGGCGCGATCTTGCTCTTTCTGAATGGCCAGACTTTTCCGGTGTAACTAAAGACGGAAACGGTCTCGACCGTGAAGCTCGAAAACTGATGCTGTCTCTTGAGCGATGCGGCCCATGCGCTGGAGTGGGGGTGGCCTGTTACTCAGGATCAGCAGTCACTCATGTAGGTGTTGTGGTTGAAATTAATGGCCTGCTGCATGTCGCGGAATGTAACCCCGGCACTAACGTAACCTTTCTACCGCTTTCACGTTTTAAGCGTCGATTTGTTAAAGTGGAGTTCTGGCGGTGACAATAAAAATCTATCCATCCCGGTTACCTGGTGAGCCGTTGGAAATACATCGGCACGGTGAAACGACCGTTCAAGGCTGGCTTTTGAAGAATGTAGATGGGTTCCGTGACAGGATGGTTCATCCGATCAGCATTGATGTTGACGGTAAATACATACCACCATCTTCCTGGTTTGATTGCCATATTTCGCCTTCCAGCGATGTGCATATTTACCCCGTACCTTATGGAACCGGTCTGGAGATCGCCGCCTGGATAGCCGTTGCAGTCTCAGTTGCAGCAGCGGCTTATTCCGTTTTCATGATGTCGAATCTGGATTCCGGGTCATATACATCATCCACAGGTAAAAGCCTTGACCTGAATCCGGCAGAGGCTAATTCAGCAAAACTTGGTGATGCGATTCGCGAGGTGTTTGGACGAACCCGTATCTATCCTGACTATGTCGTTTCACCGGTTACGCGGTTTGATTCCACCGACCCCACAATCATGCGTGTCAGCATGTTGATCTGCCTCGGTATGGGGAATTTTGCATTTACCGATGGTGATATCCGGGTAGGGGATACGCCAGCATCATCACTTACGGGGTTCGACTATACCGTTTATCAGCCCGGCGCGGATGTGTCCGGTGATGAGCGCAGTGAAAACTGGTTTTCTTCAACTGAAGTTGGCGGTACGTCATCAGGTAGCGGTCTTGATATGGCTCAGACCGCTCCAGATGCCGATGATATTATTGCTGACAGCATGACGGTTTCCGGTGCCAATGTGTCATTTACCGGTCTCGATACTGATGATGACGATAATACAGACGACGATGATGAAGCTCTGCCTGATTCTTGGGTAGAGGGGGCCACCGTTGAAATCATTGCACCGACGACATTCAGCGTCGGCTCATCTTCCGGTTACAGCGTGCTGGCGAGTGATTTTCTGTCCGAAATTAACCCCTATGTCGGCATGCCGGTGACCATGACCTACGGTAGTATTGATTACCAACTGTTCATTGCCAGCTATAACCCGACACAGTCGGCAATACCGGGTGTTGGTGGCAGCGCGGCAAGTGTTCAGGCCAGCGCAGCACCGACGACATATGATTTCTCAACCAGTACAGCTACGTTCGATATCACCTGGCAGGGCACGGCTTACACCGTATCCATGATAGCTGATTACGTCACGATGTCAGGGCTGGTTGCAGCCATCACCGAAGCGCTGGAGGGTTCCGGCCTGGCTGCGCAGGATAACAGCGGCACTGTGCTGATTACCGAACCATCCAGCCCCTACGCTGGTGGCAGTATCACGACATCTTCACTACCATCGAACGTTTTCGGCTCATCCCCGGTGAATACTGCTGGTACAGCATCTTCAGGCGGCAGTGCCGCAGTTACGGCCAACGTCACACTGGCTTATGGCAGTGCGACCGGCACGGCATTTACCGGTGTTCCAACCGGTCAGCAGCGCCTGTCAGTATCCCATCGCGGATATGAGTACCATCTTGTGTCAGCATCCGGGGCAACAGCGACAGTTCAGCGCCTCGTTGATGGCGTGATCGATGAGACGTGGCCCGGATTTTCCGCCAGGACGATGATCGATTATGAAGCCAGTGGTATCAACGATAACGATACCTGGATGGGACCGTTTCTTGCGTGCCCGGAAAATGAAACCTGTGACATGCTGGAGGTTAATTTCTCCTTCCCGAGCGGAATATGTGGATTCAGTAGTAAGGGTAAGAAAAAGAACCGTACCGTTGAATGGGAAATCCAGTATCGCGTATATGGCTCAGGTAGCGGATGGATCAGCTACACCGGCAAGTACAACCTCAAGAATATAAACGGGCTGGGATTCACTGAGCGGATTACCCCGTCAGAAGCAGGGCTGATTGAGGTTCGCTGTCGGCGGCTGAATGAGCAGGGCAGCGACAATGCCCGTGATTCCATGTACTGGCAGGCCCTGCGCGGGAGACTCCTGATCAGGCCATCATCCTATTCTGGCGTAACGCTTATGGGCGTCAACGTTGAGACCGGTGGCAAGCTTGCTGCTCAGTCAGACAGAAGGGTTAATATCGTTGCAACCCGTCAGTATGACAGCGGCACTGCAAGGACAATTTCCGGGGCGCTTCTGCACGTTGGTAATTCGCTGGGGCTTGATATGGATGAAGAAGCCATTGCGGCACTGGAAGCGGCTTACTGGATGCCTGAAGGTGATTACTTCGATTTTTCTGCTGATTCATCCAGTTCGGACTCGTCTTCAGCTCTCGACATGCTTCAGAAAATCACGAACGCCGGAAAAAGCTATTTCCTGTTAAGTGATGGTCTGGCGTCGGTAGGGCGGGAAGGGGTGAAAACCTGGATAGGGATCATTAGCCCGCAGGAAACCACTGACCATCTGGAAACATCTTTCTCAGCACCGTCTGATGATGACTATGACGGTGTTGATGTTACCTACATCAACGGTACCACCTGGGCAAAAGAAACCGTGCAGTGCCGGTTACCGTATAATTCGACACCGTCAAAAATTGAGGATTACACACTGGATGGTGTACTCGATCAGGATAAAGCCTATCAGATTGGTATGCGCCGCCTGATGAAATATCAGAAGCAGCGCCTGACGTTCTCGGCAACCACGGAAATGGACGCCCTGTGCTACAACGTGGGCGATCGAATCATTCTGACCAACGATATTCCGGGAAATAAAACGGTTTCATGTCTCGCGGTCGCCATGAGCACTGTGGATGATATTACGACATTCACCGTCAGTGAACCGCTGGACTGGTCTTTTGATAACCCGCGCGCGGTAATGCGCTACCAGGACGGAACAGCGTCCGGACTTATGGTGGCTACCAGAGTCGGGGATTATCAACTTTCGGTGCCTTATCTTGCGGCATTCGATGAAATAGTTATGAATGCCCCGGCCATTGAGCCTCCCCGGCTGATTTTCTGCGATTCTTCCCTTGTCGGATATGATGCGCTGATTGCGGAAATTGAACCTCAGTCAGATGGAACATGCCAGGTAACAGCAAATGAATATCGCGATAGCTTCTATAGCTATGACGATACTGTATACCCCGGCGACACCGATTCAACATCCTCAATCTGACCAACCTTAATCCGACACACCTCGTCCTATGGCGGGGTTTTATTTTTATGAGGCCCACATGACCACTTACCACACCAGAAACCCGCTGGGGTCTTCTGCTGCGAAAGATTTGTATGACAATGCGCAGAATCTGGATCACCGCGAAAATGATTTAAGCAATGAAACGTGGCCGGACCGACTGGGAGTTTCCCGATTAACGTGGTTTGGTATTGAAAAACAGAACCAGCGCGCCATTGCCAATTATGGCTACATCACGATGGACAGTTTTCAGGCTGGCGCCTTACTCTCCCTACCCAATCAGGTGCTGCGCGATACTTCAACTGGTGAGTATTATCGTTGGGATGGTATATTCCCAAAAGTGGTGGCACCAGGATCCACGCCTGACACAGCCGGTGGTATTGGAGTAGGTGCATGGGTTGGTGTTGGTGATGCCTCACTTCGCGCAAATCTTATTTCAAACGAAGATGGAATGGGTGGTTCTCTTGTCCGGCTGAAAGGTGGAGAAACTGTTCAAGGTTTCGTTAATTCAATAGAGCTTTATGCTTCAGATTTCGGATTCACTGGTGTTGGTGATGAAACCGCAAAATGGAAACTTTTTTGCCAGCAGCCTAGAGGTAAAGTTCTTGATGTTTCAATCGGTATTTCTGGTGAGGGTATTCTTGCAGATAATACAAGCTTGAGGGCAATTCATGGATGCGGAATTACCCTTACTGGCAATGTGACAGGAACAACCGTTTCAGGTTCCGAGGCACATTGTCTTGTGGCAGGTAACAACAGCAAGATTGAATCGGTTGTTTTCGACGGGGTAAGTGGAACATTTTACAACGGCGCTGGTGTTCTTATTCCAACAGGTAAAACAGGAGCTAAAGTTCTTCATTGTAAGTTTATAAATACGTCATGCATTCCGATAAAGTTTTATAAATGTTCTAATTGTAAAGCACAAAATAATTACATTGAAGGCGTCAGACATGGGATTATGTGGTGGCTTGCAACAAATATTGAAATATCATCGAACACCATTACAAAGGTATCCCACCCAACATTAAATAACGGTGGTGGTATTTGGGGAGCTGTCGGTCAAGGAATTTTAATTCACGATAACAATGTTTCCCATTGTGCTGACGTTGGGATTGATATAGAAGGTGGCCGGAATTGCTACATATACAGCAATTACATTACGCACTGTCGTAATGGTGAGCTTTCTATTTTTGCCACAGGTACGGAGGCAGACCTTGTTGCAGCAGCGGTAACGATGGGTAATATCGTCTTCGCTAATAACTATGTGGATCGGTATTCGACAGCAAATGACAGAACCGGAACACCAGTAGCGAACGCTTTGACAGACGCCGCAGGGGAAATGATTTATGGTGGCCTGGATGTGACACAAGACGGAGCGCTTGTATTTGAGAGGAATCATGTTCGCGTGCTCGAATCCTCTGGGAATTCTCTGTACTGTCATCGCAGCAGAACCAGTAATGCATCCGGAACTGCGAAAATAATCCAGCGTGGGTGCGTATATGAGACGGTTTCCGGAAGGACCCTGCTTTACTATGATCGTCAGGATAGGGAAATACACGAATGCGAGCTACGCTACAAAGGAACGGCAGTAAATGTGATATCTGGTGAGCTTCGTGATATGCGTAGCTTTATGTCCAGGGGGAACCTGATAGACATCGAAAGGGATGCCGCGGTGACCTCTCAGGTGTTTACACTGAATAATTCTCAGGCTGTCGATGATAACAAGCTGGAATTAGATGGTTGGACGCTTCGCGGCCCCGCTGGAACAGTATATTTCAATGTAAATCAGACCAGTACACCACGAACGGTGGTTATCGGAAATATGAACCTCGATGATTCTGCTGGGTTAACAACAATACCATTCACCAGAAGTTCCGGTTTTATTGAATGGAAAAATCAGAAAATAAGACTCCTCAGGCCCGGAGCAAGCGCTGTGGATTTTTCATCAGTTGCGGTATTTTACCAGTCTGACTTTGACGCAATCGACTGTCATGCAACGCTAATGCTTAATGGGGATAAAAAATCTGTATACCGATTTGCTCTGAAATGTGATGCAGGAGACACAATATATCTTACTGCCATCGATAGCGGTGGCGCTGCGGGTACTGGCCTGTGGCCAAATTCAGCCTGTTACGCCACCTTCAGCGGTACAACACTTTCATTTACCAATACTGGCTCTCAGGTATTATCAGCAATGGTAGAACTAAACCTTAATTCTATGTGAGGTAGTACAAATGGCAGACATAACAGCAACACCCGAATACAATATCTATACTGCCAGGCAAAATGGTGATGCAGTTATAATTTTGCAGCGGGTATCAGATTCTCTAGCGGTCATAGGGCCGGATTACGGGTATGCCACAGGCAGGATAATTGACAGTTACATGAGGACTATAGACACGACAGTGTTTAAAAACCTTCCTTCTGACATAACAGATTTTTATTACCAGGCTTCATTTAGCATTACAACAAGTAATTGAAATTAAAGAGGGGGTTTTCACCCCCAATAATCAGTTTCCGTTATTTGACTGTTTTATATTCCATATCGGTTTCAGAAGTGACGTAACTCCTTAAGCCGAGTATGTAAAAATAAGAAAAGACCATACAAAAAACAAATGAGGTGGTGAATAGCTGAATGCTTGCTAGTGTGTAAGAGGTGAATCCCCACATGACAATGATTACGTATAATAATATTTTATGTTTGTTTTTCTTAATGGTGACTATAAATGGAATCCAAAAGAATGAAAATGCAAATAATAACCCAGAAAATATGCCGTAAGCGGAGAATGTTAATTTGAATTCGTTTTCAATGTATGCTTGACCACCAACTCCAAAAACTTTAAGTATCAAATTATGATCCATTATTTTATTAAGCGCTTCGTATTGTGAAGCTCTCATTTGCAGAGTATCTAGACTCGAGCTGGAAGCTGTTGTCGGATCTAATAATGTACCAATTTTATTGTTAGCAATGTAAATCATATCTGCAAAAAATTGAGGGTTTGAGTAATATTGCTTAATAACTATAGCCAAGAGAATTGGTAAAAATATCGCAATGTATGCTGTGGTCTTAAATGGTTTTTTCCATACGGATATTAGCAGTATCAGAAACATGGTTACCATTGCCGTTCCCGTATTCTGAGAGAATACCCCTAAAAGTAAACACGCCATTTTTATATTAAATCGTATGGTACTTTTTTGTTTTACAGCAAAAATAAGGCAAAAAATTGCAAAGCAAAGCATCTGACCATCCATGGTAGGATAGCCAACGCCGAGCCTTCCCCAGTCACGGAAATGATCCTTGAAGAGAGGGAATCCATATAAATAAATCGGGATTGTCACGACAGAATACAAAACAGCCAGATTAATAAAAATCCGAATTCCTTTTTCTGAATTTTCTGGTTTTTTTCTAGTGTAAGCAAGAAAAGATAGAAATATAAAAGAAAATATTATGTGTTTATATACTGCTGAATATTTATTTTCAAACACACCTATCTGACCAACATTTAATTCTTTTATGTTGTTAAGTAATGTTATTGGGATGTTGATAATTGCAAATGCAGAAATAAGAAGAAATGGCATCGCTAATATTATATCATCCCTCTTGCTTTTTTTTAAAATAGGGATGCAAAGGATTATAAATAAATTTAATGCCAACTCTCTAAATGGCGAAACTACACCAGATATAATCAGGTTACTTCTCATGCCATCAAAAACGATAAAAAAAATCAGAAAAAATAAAATATACTTATGTACAGTGCTTTTCCTTAGCTGCATAGTAGTTAACCAGTAAGATAATCATTAACAAATGCTACAACAAGTAACACCAACCGTCTAGATGTTTGAATCAATAGGACTAATCCTATAACAAATGCGAGAAGTAATCATGAGGAAAATTAAGTTATTGCAGGTTAATCAAAGGGTAAATGAAAATCGGCGTTCTTTTTTGACTAAGATGATTCTTATTCTTGGTGGGGCTTCATTGATGCCTCGGTTGGCATTCGCAGTTAAAGATCATCATATTAATCAGGACTGGTTGATTGAACAAGAAGTGAACAGCAAGCGAACAGGCCAACCCATTGATGGGCAGGGAGGCACCATTTTTGTATCCAAGCCTTTAATTCTTACTCAAGGTAAATATAAGAATATCAATTTTACTCCTGCAAAAGGATACTTTGGCCCGGGGCCTGTCTTTTTTTCTAAAGATAATTTTGTTTATCATGAAAATATCTCCATTATTGGTTTTGCAGGCCCAGGATGTAAAGTAGTAAGTTCAACCGAAGGTCATCAGAATTTTAAGGCTGTTGGCTTATGCCGATATAATGAGAATGGAAGGTTGAAAAGGACAAAACTCATTAAGCCTGTGAACCTTAAACTAACAAATAAAGTTTTTGTCGAAGATGTCAGTGAGTTTAAAGTCGATGATTTTATCTGGATAGGTGATGGGAAATTTAAAATATCTTTTATTAATGGTAACCAGATAGTCTTAGATAGTGGAGGCATTTCAAACATTATCGGACCTAAAGTTTTTAATGGAGGAAAAGATAATTGTGATGTAGGTCAATTTGTTACGCTTGATGCAGATGACCGAAACGGGATTCGAATCGGTAATGGTAAGGAAGCCTGGAACATTGATACCACACAATCAAAAATAGAATGCATAAATAATGCATGGTTTGGCTTTTTCCATTATTCTAAACGTTATCAGGGTAAACAAATTATTGAGAATATTCAATCAATTGGTAATGGGTATTGCGGTATTGGTCTTGGATATATGAATGATGGGTATGTCAAAAATTGCAGATCAGAAAAAAACGGAAATAATGGTATAGATATTTTTGAGAGTAAATCAAATGTAATAATTAGCAACAATAATGTCAGTGATAACGGAGTTGATGGGATATTTGTTGGCGGTGATGGCGAAACGGCAGAAGTATTCGGTAATAATATAATCAACAACAGAAGGATAGGGCTACTCATTAATGCTCGAAATTCTCCAATTAGAGGTTTATTAATTAAAAATAACAATATTGTTAGTTCTGGGATGAATTCTTTAACTCTTACGGGAGTTTCCAGTGGTAATGTCATTAACAATACATTGGATGGAAGTAAAATAAGATCGGCTATTTTTTTGGAAAAAAGAAATGGAATGCATATGGAGGGTGGGATAAATTTGCTAGATAATATAATAAGCAATTCAATGAAAGGGGATGTTTCCACTAATTATGATGGATATAGTATTGATGGGAAGGCAAAAATACTTATACAATCAAAACGGAAGTTATTAATTAAAGGTATAGATGGATACTAATTAATAATACTTGGAATAGGGGACTATTTGAGGTTTTTATATAAATTTACCGGAGTAAGGCATAAATAGTCCTGACCTATTTGTATCACCAGACATTACATAGTCGTTGCTTCCTGCAGAGAAAAGCGGTTCGTAAACTTTCTTCCCTTAAAGATCATACCTGTAAGTTTTTATGCCCAATCAGGCCTTCACAATCCAAATACCACACCATTATACTGTATGCATTAACAGTATTTTGTGGAGTTTATATGGCAAGAAATTCAGACATCAATGTCGCTTTTCGCAACAGTATTACGCGAGATCCGAAGAGAGGGAATGTAGTCACCACGGTTCGTTTCGTTCTGGAACTGGCCAAGGTGAATCACTTCTGGTCTAAGCAGGAGGCGAACGACTAGATAGTGCGTTATCAAACGTGCTTTCGTGATTACTCGGATCACCACGGTGACGATAAGTGTTATTTCCTGATGAACATGGGTTATGTGATGTGAGGAGGGGAGTATGGGATTTCCAAGTCCAGCGAGTGATTACGTCGAGTCTCGCATTGACCTGAATAAAGTGTGCTCCTTCGGTGGTCCATCTGTGCGCATATTTACAGCTGAGCATTACCACGGTGAGCACATAAATTCAGGAACAATGCTGCTTGTTGATAGTGCAATAAAACCCGTAGACGGCCACATACTGCTTATCCTGCTCGATGGTAAGCATGAGGTTTACAGGCTGGTGACAATTGTCCGGCGCGGGCTGGAGGAATTTGCCCCCCCCAGGCAATGGCGAATCGGCCTCATAACTATCTTTCCTTGTCGATCAGCGGCATAAAACATTCAGCCGTTTCCTTACTTCACAATCAAAAACTCTTATGATTATACTGTATGTATGAACAGCATTATGCAAGTGTGACTAATGAATATTTATTATCCAATCCCTGACCCAATTAAGCTTTCTTTGCCTTTCTTCCAAGACAAGGTGCAGGCCGGCTTCCCATCACCAGCACAGGATTACATTGAGAAAGGCATTGATTTAAATGAGCTTTGTGTAAATCATCCCGCCGCGACTTACTTTGTAATGGCAACGGGGATGAGCATGGTGGATGTGGGCATCTATGAGGGATCATTGCTTGTGGTTGACCGTAGCCTGCAGGCAAAGCACGGCGACATAATCATCGCTTCATTGGCAGGAGAATACACAGTCAAACGACTTTGTACGCATCCTGTCCTCCAGCTTGTGCCTATGAATCCCGATTTCCCCCCAATTGTCTTACATGACGGCGGTGATGAGTTGGAAGTCTTCGGCGTCGTCACCTTCAGTATTAACGGGTTTCAATAATGTTTGCTCTGGCTGATGTGAATAGCTTCTATGCCAGTTGCGAAACGGTGTTTCGCCCGGACTTACGGGGACGACCTGTCGTCGTTCTAAGTAACAATGATGGTTGCGTAATAGCCCGCAGTATAGAAGCAAAAAAATTAGGCATCCGAATGGGCGAGCCATTCTTCAAGATGCGTGACATCTTCGAAAAGCATAAGATTGTTACCTTCAGCAGTAACTACGCGCTTTACGCTGACATGAGCTCACGGGTGATGACCATTCTGGAAGAAATGTCTCCAGCTGTGGAAGTCTACTCAATAGACGAAGCATTCATGAATCTGCAAGGGATTAGTAATTGCCAGAATTTAGAAGAGTTTGGGCGTGAGGTGAGGGCCAAGGTTCTTCAGTGGACAGGTTTGACCGTAGGCGTTGGAATTGCACCGACTAAGACACTCGCCAAACTGGCTAACTATGCTGCAAAAAAATGGACGAAGACCGGTGGTGTCGTTGATTTATCGTTACTGGCTCGTCAAAGAAAACTGATGGCTCTTGTCGAGGTTGGGGAGGTTTGGGGAATCGGACGCAGAATTTCTAAAAAGCTAAACGATATGGGAATTAAAACCGCACTCCAGCTTGCAGATACACCTACACCACTGATCCGCAAACATTTCAACATAGTTTTAGAGAGAACTTTGAGAGAACTGCGTGGGGAGCCTTGCTTAGAGCTTGAGGAGTTTGCCCCAACCAAGCAGCAGATCGTCTGCTCTCGTTCATTTGGTGACCGCGTGTCCGAATATGACCTGATGCGTGAAGCTATCTGCAGCCATGCAGTGCGGGCAGCAGAGAAGCTGCGTGGTGAGCATCAGTACTGCCGGCACATCTCTGCATTCATCAAAACCAGCCCGTTCGCTACGAATGAAGTCTATTACGGCAAAACTGCAGGTACAAAACTGCAGATACCTACTCAAGACAGCCGCGATATAGTAGCCGCTGCCACGCAGTGCCTGGATGCAATCTGGCAAGATGGTCACCGGTTCCAAAAATGCGGTGTGATGTTGGGTGACTTCTACAGTCAGGGAGTTGCCCAGCTTGGCCTTTTCGACGAGTACAAGCCACGTTCTAACAGTGAACAACTCATGGCTGTTCTCGATGGCATCAATCATAGCGGAAAAGGGCGGGTGTGGTTTGCGGGGCAAGGTATTCAAAAGAGCTGGGAGATGAAACGTCAGATGCTTTCTCCTGCATACACAACTCGTTTTAGCGACTTGATGAGGGTAAAAGTTTAAATCCGCTTACTAGTGAGGTGCTATGCTCAAAATATAGGCCAGATTTGTCTACGGGATCGGGGGCACTCCACCAATCAACGAACGTGAAATATATGTCCCCGGTGCATTAGTAAAGGAGGCCGCAGTGATGGTCAAGTTCAATGCAGTATTCAATTGACAGCCTCCCGTCGCCGCGTTGTAACGCACGACACGGCGTGCTCCTGTAATCCCAGTGATCTGGATCCATGCACCTTCATAGAGTCCAGAGGACGATACCAATGTGATTGAACGGGATCCGCTAGTACCTGTTGCAGTGCCGGTGATGGTGTCCCACGTTCCCGCAGTCACAATGGTATATTCATTGTAACGGTTTATTGCGGGCACTTCTGTACGCAACACCGAGGCAACACGGTGTGTTCCGGACTGCGGACCTAAGGCATTTGACAAATCTGGGATGGTCTTGTCTGGGCCAACCCACGCACCATTATTCGCTCCGAAATAAATCTGCCCATCCCCAACGTTGTTTCCGAAAATGCTGTCAGGATGGATACGGTTAACTTCAATAAAACGGGAATCCGTACTAGTATCTGTTCGGTACTGATTAACTCCGATGTTGTGGGTCATCATGATATTACAATCTGGTAAATCGCCACGTAGCCAGAAACACCGGTAGCCAACGATGCCCAACGTAACTGATTTATTCCAGTTAGAACACCGGTTGTTTGTAATGCGATAGCGACCTAATTTACTGCGTTGAGCGGTAAAGGAACCTGAGGCCGCATAATCCATGGCCAGTACCCCGCCAGATCCCTCGGTAAAATCATTGTCATGAATAACCAGATTAGCGTCTACTGCCGGCAAACGTAACCACGGGCGAGAGTTGGTTGTGCCCAGTATTTGATTACTGAACTCATTACCCCGAATGTAGAGATTACTCAGTCGCTGAGCTGCGGCTTCCATCATGAAGCAAATGCCCGAATAAACGTTATCCGAAATATTTCCTTCGAAGACAATAGTATCAAAGGTCGCGTCTGCCCCTAGCCAGCCCCGAATACGTAAAGGTCCGGACTCGATGTTTGTTTCCTCAGCCGAGAAAATATTCTTGAACTGATTACCCTTCACCGTGATATTTTTCACGTAGGCGCCAGCCAAGGCATTTCGGTCATTGGTTAAATAGACCCCAGCCTGCTTAGCACCGTTAATAATATTTCCTTGAATGAAAGCTGTGTCAACAAAGCTGTAAAGCTTCATCCCAGATTGCGTATTAATGAACGTGTTGTTTAAAAACTTCACGTTGTACACAGGGTAGTTCAAATCGAAGGAACCCGCGGATAATCCGTCATCGCCGATGTTTTCAAACAGGTTGTCTTTCGCCGTGATATTAGTAGATCGGTAGAAATGAATTCCGTCTGTACCTGACGCGACTGCACTGCCCCCGAAGTGGTCATGAACGTAGTTATTTTGCGCCATGACGTTGTCTGAATAATCGAATTGAATCCCGTACCCGATGGCGCCTTTTTCTTCCACAAATTCTACAACGCTGTTTCGTGAATTTGAGATATAAAGGTGCTTTGGACCAATGGTGCCCGTGTACGCGGCATAGTTCAAGCGGGTGATGCCAAAGTGGCCAAAGTAATGTTCATTCTTTGTTGCCTGGTTCACTGGTGCCCCAATGCGAATCGCGTCGCTGTAATGGTTCACCAAGAACACCGTTTTACTCATCCCAATACCGGTAAAACTGACAGGGATTTCGGTCAGTAAAATAGGCGAGTTCAACAAATAGGTACCGGGAGTTTGCTGTTTAATAGGGTACCCGGAAGTAAAGGCGTTGATCACTGCTTGCGTGGAATCTGTCTGACCTGTAGGGTCCGCGCCACACATTTCCAACGTGGTGTACCCCAGCGCTTTACTCAGCACACTTCCTTGGTTGAGAGGGATAAGATCCACCCCACCGGGAGTAAGGCGCTTGGAGAGTTGTGTGAGTTGTTTTGTAGTAGGTACCCTGACCTGAGCACCCTGATCATCGAGTATCGGGGTCGGCTCGCCGTTTACCGCCTTTACGTACCCCAACACAAAAAGTTTTTCAGCCGATTCGAAAACAAAGAAAGACGTGCCGGTGGACACAGCGGCAGCGCCGCTTGATGCATCGGTGTAGGCGAAATCAAACCCCAACGCTTGTCTCAGAATAAGCAAAGAAATGGAAGCAAAATTTGGGTCTGAATTTAAATCAGCGGACAGGCGAAATATTGTGTCTTCATCGATTTTACTGGCCGGCGGCAAACCGGAGATTTTCGTTTGTTGCAGTGGTGTTTTAGGCATTTGAGTAGCCCTTAGCGTGTCTTGCAATTCTTTGGGTTGGGATGACCCTGACCCAAAATCAGTTCAGGGGAGTGTTTATCATGCCTGAATTTTGTTTCTGAATGGAGCAGGATTTTGGGGAATGGCCACCTTACCGATCAACAGCCGACATAAACAAAAAAGCCTTCGCGAACGAAGGCTAGTGAATTATCACCAAATTTAGTTTAGGAACAGGAGTGTTACTCCTCTGTTGAGGATAGCTTATGACGTAGATTTGGCTTAAGTAAATGTAGTTTGTAGTTAAAAAAAACCCGCGTTAACGGCGGGTTATCAGAAGATAGGCACTCATAGCGCCTTGGCAGGCTTGCTGCTCTTGTGTCAGCTATTCTTATTTTAGATGAATTTTGAATAAAGTTTATAAGCGGTAGATACTTTACAAAAAATCTCCGGTTAACATGACTAATATCATTTTTTTGTTAGTCGGAGTTACTATGCAAGGTGTTGATTCTGCCTATCAAGAGGCATGCAGGATGATTGGTGAATGTTACCTAATGCTGTCAGAGGGTGATGAGGGCGTTAGCCGATACCGAATTGTTACGTGGCTTGAGCGAGTCCAGGAAGAGGCTGTTGATTCGAACAGTAAACAAAATGACGTATTGCAACTTGCAATACAATGTCTAAAAAAGTGGTAATTTTCAGGAAAGCAGAATCCACGGATAAGGTGGGCTATTCAAGGATAGATATACTACTCGCCTTGTCAGGCTTGCTGATCTTGTGTCAACTGATTTGAGAATAGTCTAGTGAGCTTTAATTGCCAAGTTACAGGCACAAATTTTACATCTTCTGACAGCCCGGACTTATGAAGCAGGAGTTTCTAACCACAACGATCTGCTTTGCAGCTTTTGAGACAATGTAATCGTTATATTTACCTGCAGCAAATAAAAGGACAATCAAGAACCACCAACGATATTTCATTTGCACTCCATTGCAGAGTCATTGATACGGATGTTATTTAGGCACAAAAAACTCGGCTCGGAGGCCGGGTTACCTAGTGAAGCTCGGAGGAAGCATCAAGACTCATGTCAATCAAGACTTGAACAGGAGCAGGATCTACATCAGCTAAAGACTTAACGACGATTCCAAGCTCTTTGCATCGATTAAAAACGCCTTTATCGTGCGTCCACACTTCGTCAACGCTGAGGGCTTTCGCTATAGCTATTATCTGTCGATCAAATTTTATCTTGTTAGCCGTATCACCTTTTAACATCATTTTTAATTCTTTTAGTGAAGGCATTTGAGCACATTCGATAGCTGCTATCTCATCAAAACTAGCAATTTCAAAACATGACTGTCGCTGAATCAGATTAAGGTGGTTCTGATGATCTTTTTTGTCGATACCGACCAGATACTCAGCTAAAACAGGGGTGGGGATTATAATAGCGCCCCGGCTGTTTTCAACCATATCGATTAAGGCCTCGACTCTTCTGTCCGGATCAGCAACTTCAATTCCTGTCTCAGGATCAGAAAGTGTGCACCCATCTCGCATTCCCGTGATGGCCTGCACTAAGATGTTTGTATCGAATATTATTCGCAATTTAGCGCCCTTAAAGCTTTTAAGATGGCTTGTGCGTCATCTTCTTCTTTCCATTGATTACCAGAGGCATTCTGTAATGCTTTTAAAGCAGTCTTCAAGTTAGATTTTTCAAGGACTTCGAAAGACTCAATTATTAATTTTTTAAGTTTCCACTTTCCGTCTTTCTTTATCCATTCACTGTTGCCAGAAACTCTTACTTGTTTGAAAAGATGTATAGCGAGCTTAGCGGCCATGGCGGGGGTAGCTTCGCAATGAAATGTTTCGCCGTTAGCGCCTTCAAGCTTGACTGGGGCTGAGTCATCCTTGCCACCTACATTATAAAGTTTCCCTTGAACCTTACCTTTTTTCGTAACGATCAGCGTGGATTCTTCTTTTGCGGATGGAAACTCTAAAATAGTTACTTTGTCCTGATTGAGTATTCGGGCTTCAAAGCCGTCCTGCGAAAGAAGAGAAACCAATCTAAGGTAAGCCGTTCCGGATGTAGTGGCTTGCGAAATAGATCGCTGAACTACAGCGTTATATGAGGTTGTGCTATCAACCCAAGTATTTAGGCAAGCCGACCCTTCGCTCACATCTTTGAAGTGAACGGCATCTACCGAACCATAAAGATCCGATAGAGCTGAAAGATACTTTCCGAGACGATGCATTGAAAGCTCGCCTGGGCTAGTTCCATCAAGTTTTAAGGTCAGGCGGTTTTCTTTGCCCATGGATTTATCACAACCTCAATTTTTAAAACGCATAATACTACTTCATTGTTGTTCAAGTGATATCTGTCGTCAATGCATGTGCTGAGTATAGGTTAGAGATTATAGCCACAGCTTTTCTTTAGAACCCTGCAAGGCATACTAAGCTTCATTACTTGGAACACCAATACTGTTGATATATCAGGGATTGAAGATTCTCATGATACTTTCTATGGCTGGAACCAGTCATCCGCGCTTTCCCACGTCTCCTGAAGCATCATGTCAATCACTTCCCGATCGTGAGGCGAACCGCCCGGTAACGACATCCCATCACTGCCAGCTCTGCGAACGCTGAACGTGGCGCCTGGGTAATTCCTTTCAAGCCTTTTATCAAACTCAACTTCGAAAGCCTCGACCGCGCCGATGGGCAGTTGCTTGGTTTTGTCGATCAGCAGTTCAATATGCATAAATCCCCCTTACTCCACAGCGAGCCAGTTACCGGCATCCTCAAACATATCTTCCACTATTACGGCCAGACTGCCTTCTGCGCCTTGCTGGCGTCCGTATTGATGCTGCTGAGCGTCACCATTGGCTTCACCTTCACGTCAGCATCAGGGAAGGTGCCATGTACACGTTTGGTCAGTTCAGCAAGGATCAGAGCATTGGCGTTTGGCACACCGGCCATATTTCTTTTGTCGTAAATCAGCTCAACAAACAT